CCCTATCAAGGTCGCCAATGTGCTTTGCCGTGTTCGAGACGTAAATTGGCTCGCCAGGCTTCTTCTGTTGCAGCGCGGCAAGACCTTGAGACAAAGCCTCCTGAGCACTAGCTCCGCGGGTCGATCCGTGCCTACCATGAAAGAAGGGGCGCAGCTCGCCAGCAGGGCGTTCGCCGACCCCGATGCGAGTGTTGGAAATGGCGGTGGAGGTGTCAACCGGCATAACGTCGAGCCAGTCCTTCAGTATCGCTTGCGAGCCAGCCCGCGCAACGTCAGAAGCGAGAGTAGGCATCTTAGCTGCCCGCTCCCGCATCGACTTGGCAAACTGGCTAAACGTCCGCGCCACCCCTCTTACGCCCCTTCTGTCTTTTGGCCCACCAAGGCAGGAACTCTTTTTCCATTGCCTGGATGTGATACCAGAGGTCTTCTACCTGCTCTGAATCAAACTCGTAATCGGATGCGTACTGAAAACACATCGACCTTGTTATCTGATTCGGCCGCTCCCGTTCTTGATCTAGATCGAACCATGCGTTAAGGAACAGAGCATTTCCAAAAAACAGGTCCGGCTTGTTCGCAAGTCTCTTAGGTAGAGGCTCTTTGAACTTGCGAGCTTCCGCCCTCATTCGTTTTTCGACTTCGGGCGGAAACTCATGCGAGAAGATCAGAACGGCTGCTAGTTTTTTGCTGCAATCTCCCTTTCGGCTTCACGGAACGCGGCGGACTTCTGCGCCCGCGATTCCCAGTCGTCATAAAGGTCAGGCATCTCCGTGAACAGCGCAATCGCGTTCTCACGGTTGAATTCCAGCTCCTCGACGTCCTCGTCGTTGCCAGTGAGTTCGGACTTCGGGAGGTTCTCCCAATCCAGCAGGACCGTGTCGGCGAACACTTCCTGGAGCATCTTGCGAGCCAGGTCGTTGTCCAGCGCGTCATTGGCGATCGCGGACTGGTGCGGCTTCGTGACCTTATTGAGCTCCTTCGTGTACCGCTTGTTCGTGGAGCTCATGCGGGAGATCTTGATTCGGATCGGCTTATTGTTGTGGTCATTGACCGCAACCTCGATCCAGACGCCTTCCTGCTCGGCGTTCTTGTCGGTCTTGAAGGTCTTACGAAGTGACATGCTTATCTCCTGTTACGAAAGCGGGGCGGAGGCTGATTTGCCCCCGCCCCGCGAGCATAGCGTAGCGGGCGCCGCTTAGCAATCCTGATCGGGCATGGCGACATCCGGAAGGTAGGTGAACCAACCAACCAGAGCCGTATGGCCGAACGAAGACTCAGCAGCGGGGTTCTTGAGCGGCAGCATGATTGCGGCATCCTGCTCGATCTTGAGACGCCCACCACCAAGGCTGAGCAGCGGAACATCGATGTACACGCCGGCATTCGCCTTTGCGTAGATTGCATCGAAGGTGCTGTCCCAGTTGCACTTGACGGCGTGGATAGCTTCCACGGTCGTGAAGTACGCGGTGACCTCGATCTCGACGTCGAAGTTGCCAACGACCGTGTCGAACCCGCCGAGTACGCCCTGCGCCTTCGCAGACGAAACGTTGTTATTGAACGTTCCGTTCCACTCGGTAACACGAGCGAAGAACGGGCTCGGGTTAAGGGTAGCGGGATCGACCATCGCCATACGGATGCGGTACAGGTTGGAGGACGTATTGAACGCCTCTTCACCGAGTGCCGGCAGCCGGACGTTGCTTGCACGAGCGCTGAGCGGACCATCCGCTCCGACGCGAGTGTTCGCCTTCTGTGCGATGTACTTCAGGTCGAGGTTGACGAGGTTCGCTTGCGGGCTGTTCCACTTCAGCTCGCTTGCAACGGCGCCAGTGAGGTACTCTGACTGGACACCGTCATCATCGCGGCCGAGCGTCCGCTCGATCGTTGCGCTGAAGCGCGTGATGAGGTCGGGGTCTTCCTCGTTGCGAATCACTGGACCGAAGTACATGCGAATCGTCTTGGCGGCGCCAGCATCCGTGACCACAGGTTGCGTGGTCTTGTCGAAGCGCATGACAGCACCGTCATCGGAGATGTCAAAGACGCGAGCGTAGAACGGTTCGATGTTAGCAAAGGTCTCCGCAGCAAGATCGCCGCCGAGGAAGACCCACTGGCCAGGAATGACACCGAAGTCGTTCATATCGATCGGAGTAGCGCTCGTGAGGACTGCAAGCCCACCCACAAGATCGATGCTGACGTCGCCGGCAGTGAACTGGAAGCCCACAACCTCGACCGTCTGCTGAACCGCGGCAGCTTCGTCCACCAGCGGGTCGCCGGTCGAGATGTGCGTACCATCGGTGATCAGGTCAAGCACCTTTACGCCGTTGTTGGCAGGGTCCGCAAACCCCTTGACGAGCACAACGTGGCCCGCCATGAAGCCTGCGCTCGAAGCGACCGTATAGTCGTCCGAAGCAGCGACCGCTGCGATGTTGCCCTGATACGCCTGAATCCGCTGATGAGCGAAGAAGAACTCTTCCAGCTCGGTCTGCATGTTGTTCTGCGTCAGGTCCTCGTTGTACCCGCCGTCGGCATCGAGGTCGGTTGTGTTGCCTTTCTTACGCTGCCGCGAAGGACTGAAAGGCTTGCGAGCGACCTTGGTATAATCGGCGCCAAGATCGTCGAACGAGTTCGGTTCGCGGGTCTGCCAGTTGCCCGTCGCAGGCACCTGACCGAGCGTAGCTTCCCGGATTTTGTAGAAGCCAACTAGGTTGGCGTCCTGCTTTTCGGCAACCATGAGTTTAGATTCCTTTCACTTGACTGAATTGGTAGTCCGCAATCACGTTCCACCTGTACCACGTTCCGTCGTTGTCCAATTCACGGATGCGAGGATTGCGGAACCAAACCGACCCACCCGTTTCTGAGGCCATGAACATACACTGTCCAAGCTCAGCCAGCAACTCCCCTTTAGCGTACGACTCGCCGACCTTCATCGGTGCAAAGATCTGCAGAGTGATAAACCCGATGTTGTCGTACACAGGCTGAGAGATTCCCGTCTCCGGCATACGGTGTCCACGTTGAGGGTTCATCACCCCTTGTGTGCTACAACGCATCCAGAACTTGTCAGCGCCAGGAAGTGCCCCCTCCTCTGCACCTTGATAACGGATGTGCGGAACGTATGGGTCTGACCCTCCAACGATGGCAGCAGCTTTGGCGTTCCAAACGCCGTCAACCAGCGCGAACATCTGCTTACGGGCTTGCTGTGGTGACAGGCTCATTTGGTCACCGTGATGAAGTACAGGACAGGCGTCCCGTTAGGCGCTAGCACGTCGAACTTGACAATAGCGGTCTCAGCTGCATCCACAGCGCCCCTGCGGATGGTGTCTGTGTTTTCCGGAGTAAAGGATTGCCCACCTGCAAGCAGACCGATCTGCACGTTATCGGGCACTTCCGTATTGGGAATGACATCCATGTATTGCAGGACCCCGCGATCGAGATCCTTCTGCGAGAAGAATGCAATCACGCACGGTATCGGCTGAGGCTGTGCTCCCGCTACAGGGTAGCCGGGCTCGCCACCGACCGTCGGCGCTGCTTTCTGCCACCAGCAGTCCTGCCCATGTTCTTCAATGAGCTCTTTCGCATCCGCGATAAATTCGAGGTAGTCTTCCCTCACCGGATTACTCGGTTCCCGTAGGTGCCCGGCGCGAGCAGCTTGTACATATATCCATCGGGGACAGGGTACGAGCGAACAACGTAGACCTTGCCGCCGTTCATTACCTCGAACTCTTTTTCAATGGGCCCAATCTTCTTGCGCTTGACCACACTAGCGAAGCCATTGGCATCGACGGTCGGATCAGGGAGCAGCGGTCCATCGTTCGCTCGCAGCGCGTATTCGGCGCAAGCCTTCTGCAGCGCGAGCGGGATAGCATCGTTCGGGTACGGGTCAGCGTAGTTCCGCGGCCAGGACAACGCCTGATCGGTCGCGACCATGTCACCGATAAACCGGCGGCAGTAAATAAGTTCGATGTAATCGGTCGCCTGAATAAGGAGCTTCTCCTTATCCGCGTCATCAGCGATAGCAGCCCATACAGCGTTGCCGCGCTCCTCGAAGTAAGCATCGGCGAAAGCAACTGTAGTGTAACTGTTGGCGCCGACTACCCCCGACCCATCCTCTACGGTGAACGCCATCCCCTACCCCGCGCTAGTTCTAATGGTCCCGTTATCATTCCACTGAACGCCGGCAGACAAAGGATCCGCAGTGGGGAGCCCGTCAAACCAGCGCTGGCGTCTACGCTTCCGGGCATAATACAACGCAGCCTGCACCCTTGGCGAAAGTGCTCCAGATGCAGACTGCGTTGCCATTGGCTTAGACCCGAGTCGGGCGGCGTCCGCCGCGACCCGTCTTACGTTGCATCGCTTCGTCGATCGGCGAACGACCGACTGCCTTCTGCAAGTCCTTCAGGCTTACGCCAGCAGCGCGAAGAGCCTGGCGACCTTCCGCCTTCTCCTGACTGATCTGCTTCTGGCGCTCGAGGTAGGCCTGGATGGTGCCGGTGTTGGACGACCGTGGACGGAGCTGTTCCAAGCGCCCGCGGAGGTCGTCTGCACGACCCTCGTGCCGCAGGATACGCTGGCTCAGCTTGTCACGCTCTATGCGGATGTCATTGATATCCGTTTCGAGGTCCGCCAGTTCCTCTTCCAGCGATGCGATTTCATCGGAACTGTCGCTGGCATTGCCCAACGACTGCTGTTCGGATGCGCCATCATCGGTATCGGGGCCATCCGCTCCGCTCGAGGCAGTGTCATCGTCGGCCTCGGCCCCTTCCGCGCGAGGGGATGTGGTCAACTCCGCAGCGCTCTCCGGGCCGGTGCCACCGTTGCCGGTAGGCGCCTGGACAGGGTCAGCAGGGTTGAACGGCGGGCCGGGCGAGTCTTCCGTCTCGCGGAAACCCGTACCCGACGGAACGCCTGACGGCTCGTTATGAGCATCGACGTTGTCACCGTCCTCGCCGGCAGTAACCTCTTCGGGGTCCTTGCGGACGCCGGTGATGTCACCGTCAGCATTCTGGCCAGCGTTCTGGTCGGTCTCGTCGGCGTTCGCAGGCGTCTGAGGATTGTCCTCGTCTGCCTTTGGACCCTCGGTGGGCGCGTCGGTGTTACCATCAACGTCCGTACCAGCCTGCGGGCCGGTCTCTTGGGTTCCGTCCGCCTTCGCAGCGCCCTGCTCCCACGGCTTCGCAGTAGCCGTCATGAAGAAGCCAGGCGCCGTGTCGCGGTTGAAGCCGTCCGCGGCAGCATCGATCTGTTCCCGCGTAACGGACTCGCCAACGAGTTCCGATACGGCAGCGACAGTCGGCTGCTTGCTCGAAGTCCACTGGTCGTCGTTGGACGGATCCAGCTTCTTGAGCGCTTCTACGATGTTACTATTCTCGGCCATGCCGATGGTCCCTTCCTTAGTCGTCGCCGAGGACGATGTAAGCGAGTTGGACAGTACCGTTCACCACGAAGGCTTGGGCGTCTGCGCTCACTGACGCGTCGTCGAGCAAGAGGTTGAGGTTGAGTTCCAACGAACCGTCGGTGTTGTCCAACATGACCTGCGTCGCGTTGGCCCCACGCACCATTGGCGAGACGCCAGCAGTGGCCGCGTTCAGCGGCGTTGAAGGAATGATGTCGACTTCCGCACCCGCAAGGGCGTTATCGGCGGTCGGGGCGGAACCAATCGCCACGTCACCATCGAACGTGGCAATGGTGCCAGCGCTCTGCTTGGTGAACTGGAGATAGGCAATAGCGCCGAGGATCAAGATATTCCCCTGCGGCAGTCCGGCGAGGACGGCAGTGCCGAACCCGATGCCGGTGAGGCCCGATGTGGTAATCGCCTTGTCGCGCAGCGTCAGCGTTTCACGGCAGACAGGTTGCGACGAGGCGGATCCACGACCGAGCGAGCGACTGAAACCCTTCGACATCGATAAAGCTCCTTGTTGAGCCTAATCTAGTGGGGACGCCCGAAGGCGCCCCCACAGCGATTAGAACTCGGTGGTGACGAGCCGCGCGATGCGGATCTGCTTGCGCTCCGAGAACACACGCGACCAACTGCCGGCGTTCGCCAGGTTGTTGGTCGTGTTCGCGTTGCTCGGGCCACCCTTGGGAGGAGTACCGATGTAGGCGTAACCGGCAGGAGCAATAATCCACTCCACGCGGTTGAACAGGATGTCCTGTCCGCCGCCGTTACCAGCCGCCGGCTCACGCTTGACTTCCGTCGGAACCTTGGGCGAACCCGCGGCCCAACGAACAGCGCCGCGTCCGAACAGCCAGGTGTCGAACACGCCGCCCGTGTGCGGCATACCGTCGTCGACCACGACCGTACGGCCGAGGAAGGTCGGGATAGCCGCCGCCGCCGGATTGATGGCGTCGGGGATGAAGTCGATCAGGTTGTTCTTGAGCGCACGGCTGTAAACGACCGAGTGCATCATGACGAGCGAAAGCTCCTCCATGCTGTCACCCATCGTGGTCGTTGCGTCGATGAACGCTTCCGCCGAGAAGTTCGTGGTGCCGTCGGTGAAGACGCCAGCCGCGGAGATATCGTGCGTCATGTCGTTCTGGACGTGCGTGTCGGTTCCGCTCGGAGCCGCCGCGTTGTCCGCGAAGACGCCGTTCATCGTTGCGACGAACACAGCCTGTTGACGACGGACCCAATAGTCCGACACACGATTGGCGATCGCCTGCATCGGGTCCTCAGCGATGAGGGCCTCGACCAGATCCATCGAGCTCCAGGAGTTGTTGCGCGACAGACGGACCTGGATTTCCGTTGCCGTTCCGATCTTGTTCGGAGTCGATTCGACCGCCGGATCGTCAGAAGAGACGTTTTCCGCGTCGTTGTCGAGGTCCTTGAAGGACGGTTCGTTGAAGGTAAGACCGCCGCCGGCGAGTTCCGCTGCCAGCGCGCCGTCATTGGCGAGAGCACCCGAACGAAGGAGACGTGACTTCTCCTGGGTCAGCTGCTGCGAATAAGGCGAAAAGATCGCCGGTGTAACGACGTCAGAAAGACGAGTAACCCCCGAAGCCATGGGAAGTGTCTCCTATGTTGGTTGGAAGATCGCCCTGTCCCATGGACCCGAACGACAGCCGGCACATTGCCCCGCTATCGCAAGGCGTAACACTGTACCGGCTGCCGAGTCAAGGATTATTTTTTCGGAGCTGGCTTTGCTCCTCCGATCGTCGTACCGGCCGCCTTCGCAAGCTGCTCCGCACGAGTCGGATTCTCGTTGTAGATTTTGCCCTGTTCGGTCATATTCCAGTTGTCGGCCGACCAAGGGTTCTTCGTGAGGCTTCCGCCACCGCCGCGATTGCCGCCGGCGCCACCGCCCTCGCTCTCGGGCCACCAATGCGGCCGCTTCGACTGGAGCTCAGCGAGCCAATCCTTGGGTGCGAGCCCTTGATTGTAGCCGGTGTCTGCCTTGACCACAGCAACGCCGTCGACCAGCTCAAGGGTGCGATCGGAGAGGAGCAGCGCGTCGTCGATTGCTTCTTCGCGCATACCAGAGGCCTTGGCAGCTTCGCGCACCTGACGATGGATCTTGCGAACCGTTTCCTTCTGCTCGAAGGTTTGGATGATACCATCCTTCTCGGTCAGCTGCGACTTGAGCGTGTCGCGCTCCCGCTCCAGCGGGGCAATCTTCGTCTTGATACGGTTCTCGACGATGCCGTTGATCTTGTCGTCATCGAGCTTGCCCTCGGCCGCAGCTTCGAGCTCAGGGATGCGGTTCAGCTGCTCGAGCACGTCCTCGACCTTGCGATCGCCGAGCATCCCAAGGCGTTGCTTGAGCGTGTTCGCTTCGGTACGGGCGGCGTTCAATGACGTCTGCACCTTGTTAAAATCATCGGGGGTCTTCATGCCCTCGACCTGAATGTGGAACTTTCCGTCCTTCTCAACGTACTCGCTTGCCACTTCCTCCGGCAGCCCATCCAGGCTGTCGAGTACCATCTTAAAAGCCATTCTACTTCTCCTGTGTTGCCCCCTCGGGCGGTGGTGGAACTTTAATTCTTAGGCGCAGGGTTGCTAGGGTCCTTGGGCGCCGGTCCAGGACCTAGCGGCTGCTCACCGGGCTTCGGTTTCGCAGACGCAGCAATCTTAGCAGTTTCAAGAGCGAGCTTAGCTTCCGGAGTTTGGAACTCTGGCTCAGCGTCGATCATGGACTGCTCGGTAGTGTAGTCGAAGGAGGTCAGGTTGCCCTGTACCATCAGACGGTGGATGCTCTCGAGCGACAGCGGAGCGCCTTGCGTCCGCTTGGCGGTCATCAGGTTGACTAGATCCTGGCCGCTCATCTGGTAGTCAGCGAACTCGAAGTTCGGCTGCACCTTGACCTTCTCGGGGTCAGCTCCAATCCATTCAGCAACACGCTTGAGGATTAGTTCAAGCCCGAGAGCACCCGTCTTTGCAATCTGGTTCAGTGTTGCAGTCTGTGCGCCGACGCGGGTCTTGAGCGCCGTACCGCTCTCCTTGTCGCCCTTCGCTGCATCAATAAGTTGGCCTGACCGAGACTCCGCTCGTTTCCTATCATTTTCGAGTGCGTAGCGCTGCTCGGTCAGACCTTGCGATTGGACCCCGACGTACTTTGCATCGCCGCCGGTTTCCAGTTCAATGCGACTGCCGGCGCCAGTGCGGAGTGGTTCCTCCCCTGTGCCTTCAGCAGCCGGATCAGTAATGGGTCGCGCCCGCTCGCCGATGACAACGAGCGTGTCCTGTCCTTGCATGAACAGGTTCTGACGGTAGTCCGCTTCGCCACGGTAGATAGCAGCACACAGGCGAGCAAGGCCGATCAGCGGCGGTTCATCGGGATCAGGGGAGATGTCCTTGCTGTTGATAAACAAGAACGGGATGTTCTGAAGCGTCTTACCCCGCACCTTCGGCTCGCGCATCAGCGTGAGGTCAAAGTTAGGAGTTCCACCCTCGTCCGCAAACTCACCACACTTATAGACGCGGGCAGCGCCGCTATCGTCAAGCATGAGAACGCGGTACTTATGAACGATGTTCCATTCGAAGTCTGTGCCGCGAGCGTAGCCGGATTCATCCAGCACGACCAGATTGAGCTCAGCTCGCTCGTCGCTTATCGCATCATTGTCCCAGTTGCGGCAAGCCTCGGCGACGTAAAGCGCCAAGAACGGCATAGGATTGGCAGGGTCTGGCTTCTTTGGAAGGTCAGCGAGCAGCCCGAGACGACCTGTGGTTAGCTGCTCCAAGTTGATGCGCTGGAGGAGCAAACCGATCGGTTCGTTCATCTCGGTGCAGTTGGAGCGAAGAATCTCCATCTCCGGAGGCAGCTCAATCACCGCGTCCTTGTTGTGGAGCATACCCATGAAGATCTCAAGTGCGTCCTTGATGTACTCAGGGAACACTGCACGGAGCAGATAAGCGTCGTAGACCTCCTGGCCCAGCTTTTTCTTGCCGACCGTGCCCGCGGTCGTGGTAGTACCCAAGCCGTCGAGCACCATGCCCTTCGTCGGCGGTAGGTACTCGGTTGTCTTCGCCTTGACAGCGCGTTCACCCTTAGCGAAATCGCGGAGCTGAACCCAATCAGGGGACAGAGCGGCATATCGCGGATGAACTGAATCAAGTGCCATGTTGGATCCCCGGATTTAGAAGTTGCCAGTAGTGTTACCCGATTTCGGTACGGCTCGTCCAGCGGGCCAATGTACGTCAATAAAGTAACCTATCGCGGTCGTAATATGCTGATACTGATTCTTCTGGTCTTCTTGGAAGGTCGACCCCTCTTGCAGCTGAACTGTTGCCAGACCCCTGTGGCTCCATGGAGCTGTCTTCGGGTTGACAAACAGCGTAGTTTCATCTGCTGCGTTTCGGATCTTAGCGCGGACAGCGTTTTGGCGGTCCTTGATAGCAGGGTGCTTGTTCCGCACCCGCCGTTCGAACTTCCACTTCTCGCGCCGCAGCACATCTTCGATATCGTTGTAGTCGGACTTATGCCCGTGCTTCTCACCTGCTCGACCAGCAGGGTCACCGTAGATATAGACCAGCTTGTTCTTGTGGTCCTTATACTTCTCTACGAACTCTTCTGCGGCCTGCGAACTGACAGCACTGGTGAGCACGATCTCATCGAGGATGTAGGGAACACCATTCCTGACCACAGCTATGGCGCTGCTCAGAGGAGTATAGTTCTGGTCGTGCATCCAGTACAGAGCTTCATGCGGTTTGATTTCCGCGTCTGTCCAGTTGTATCCAGCCTCTGTCGTTGCCGTCGGAGCGCGGCAATCGTAATCTTCATAGATACGACCACTAGCCGTTTCGAAGCTAGCTTTGTACTCTTGGTCGTATTGCCGTTTGGACATCGTGCGCTTAGCGGACGCAATAACGTCCGGAGGCAAGATCTCCTCCGACCACCATGTAAACAGTTCATAGTCGGGGTCGCCAGCTGTCTTAGCGTACTCCGCCATATCGTAATAGTGGTTTAGACCGTCTGGCACCCCGATGAACCAGCACCAGGCACGATAGTCGGGTCGCAATGGATTGAAGGTATTAAGCGCAGGCATGATATTTGCCTCAAGCGCTTCCGCCTTGACGTCTGCGATCTCGTCGATCACCCCGCCAGTCCAATTGATACCTTCAATACGCTCCGGTCGGTCCAACCCGAGAACGTGGATCTCGGTGCCGTTCGGCAGGTAGATGATAAGGTCGGATTCGCTAGGACGTCGCTTGTGCAAGATACTCAACGTGAGCATCTTCAGGTCGTCCCACCAGATCTTCTTTGCCTGGTCTCGCGTCGGCGCTGCCGCGAAATACTTCTCTCCAGGATTTTGGAGGGCTTGCTTAGCCAGGAAGCGTTTCGCTCGCTCTGTCTTGCCTGACCGTCGACCAGCAGGAACCACAGGGAAGCGGATGCCGCGGTCGACGGCGCCTAGCAAGCTAAGCTGGACAGGATGGTCGATTAGAGGATACCATCGCGCTTTTTGGCGCGCGAGGACTATCTCGCTCATGACGGAGCGTTAGCGCCGAATTCCTTCAAGGCGTCGATCAGCTGGGCAGTAGCGAGTTCTTCGCGGTTCCCATCCTTCTCGATGTAACCCATGGCCTCCATATAGAGCTTCGTTGCTGATGCTCGTGAGGCAGGGGTCCCGTTGTGCGCGAGCCAGCGCAGATTCATAAGCATAGCCTGCTTATCTGCATCCGGATTTGCAACCGCCTGTCGGGTCATGTAATCGATCTTGCGCAGGACGTACCCGTCCCCCATAAACGTCTTGGCTTGCTCGATCGCAAACGCCGCTAGGAAGCCCATGCGGATACAGGCGCGATACGCGTCGAAGTCCTTGAGGTACTCGTTGACAAAGAGGTCGCGAACTGCCTGTTCACGTGCGTCGAGCTGCGGCTCGGTACGCTGAGGATCCAGAGAGGGATCAAAGGCGTTCATGTAGGAGCGGCCCTTCCCTGTTGACCTATTCTTCGACTGTGAGCATATACGGGACGATTCGTCTCTGCAAGCGATTTTGTTTCATGGCCTACTTTCGACGCGTCATAAGCTCAATGTCGTTGCACCTTTTGAGCTCCGACGTGTTCTCGCGGAGCGCATGAGTGTTCTCTTGTAACTGAAGCGATAGCATCTGAATGCTACTCGTTTCGATAAGCGACGCGCCTACGATCGAAGTGATCTCAGACTTGCCCTTCTCGACTTTCTCCCTGCCCTTTTGTACGCCCTTCAGGGAGAGGTAGATTGCTCCAATAAAGGTGCCCACCGCCGCGGCGACGGTGGGCCAATCTACGTTAGCGAGCGCCGATGCGACGTACATTGCCCTCCGTCCCCTCATATACGTCCGAGGGAGCGGGCGGCATCTTCTTCAGTTGCCTTTGCGCTTCGGCTTCAATGAAATCATTGGCAGACCGATATGCCGAGTACAGGTCCGCGGCCATAAGCCACCCGTACAGGACAACACCCATATTGATTATCGGACTGCTAGCGAACGCAGCCGTGATGCAGAACCAAATGAATATCGACATCATTGTGGTTAGCCAACGAACGGCTGGAGTTCGATACCACATGCCGTTGACGAATAACGCAACAAGTCTCAGGCCACCTGCCATAAGCGCCGCCAGACCCCAAATGTGTTGAGGTGCAAACTCGAGCAGCGCATGACAGGCTGGATTAACTTGGAAGGTGGTCGGAAAGAGAAGGACAAAGAAGCCCCACGAGAACATCAGGCCGGCGGACCACCACTCGATCGCCCTCAGCTCGAAGTGCTTCTTCATTTCAACAATAATCATGTTCACTTCTTTTCTGGTCCTGCAAGCATCCCCGCCCTCAATGCTCGTTGCTCGGAATCATGTGACCTCCAGGTCAATGACTCGGAGCGGTTGGCGTCGCACTGCCTTGCGACTGAGATGAAATCATTGTATGGCAGCGCGATGAGAGCGGACCCTCCTTCACTAGGCATTCCGCCCAGTCCAGAATCGAGGGGCCGACTGACCGCGTTACGTCCACTGGCGGAGGCGCTTGCTCCGGGATAATTGACTTGTCCGCAACGAGCCGCTCCTGGCCCGTTGTTGAGCAAGCTGCCAGCGCGAGCAGCGTCAGAGCGAAGACCTTCTTCATACGAGTTCCTCCGAGCAGTAGCAAGCTGACCGGAAGCGGTCTCATACTTGCCTTTCCAATCCAATGCGTTCTTCCGCATAGTATCGAACTTCTTCTGCCACTCGGCGTTAGCTAGGGAACGCTCGTCAGCGCGAATGGTTGCTTCGAAGCTGTGGACCTTATGCTGATGAAGCAGCACCAGACCAATAACTGCGATAACCACAGCTAGGCCGATCCACACTGATCGAGGAATCATTTTGAAGACGCCGCGGAACCCTCCGAGCTTCCACGCTAGACCGATAGCAGCGAACATTAGGGTTGGCCTCCTTCAGGCGGGCTCGGCGCCGTTGTGTTCTGAGCGCTCGCCACGCCCTTGTCCTTGGTCGCAATACCAAGTCCGCCGAGCGATAGGATAGCTGCGAGCATTCCGCCGTAGGCAGTGCAGAACGCAAGTGGATCCCAATGCTCACCCTTGAGCATAGACCAGATCTGAAAGCCTACAGGCGATATAACGCCGTTGAGCCCGCCGATGACGAATAGGATACGAGCACTATCGTACTCGCCTGAAACGCCCTTGAAGATATTACGGAGCAACGGCATTACTTGAGCAACTCGAAGTGTGGATTGTCGGTCTCACCCTTTTCACGGGCAACACCGTCTTGATCCCAATCCGCTCCCCAACGGATCTTGACGCCGACGTCCTTAGCCGCCTGCTTCATGTCTTCCGCCATCGTATTGAATAGCGGTTTCCAGTCCTTCTCCTTGCCAGCGAGAACCAGAGAGACAGGATACGGATACATATCTACCGCGTACCCATAACCATCCGCCTTCTTGCGGTGGTTTGAAGATAGTGCATGTCCGACCCAAGTTACCTTGGCGGACGACGGGCTCGCGTACTTCGCAGGGCATCCACCCGCCTGGCACTGAGCAGCGTTGCGCCCCTTGCCGAAGTTGATGTAGCACTGCTCGTCGGAACGGACACCCTCAATGATGGTGCTATCGATCCGCGAGATTTCGATGTAGCGATTGAGCACCTTGCGCAGATCCGGATGGAGGCCTTCCATTCGTTGCTGCGATGCTTTCCCCCAAACATGCATGATGTAGATGCCCTTACTGCCCTATCATGCACTGGGCTGTAACGGATGACCGTAAAGGTCTGCAAGCGATATGCAGCTAGGGGCCGTTGCGGGGCCCGTACAGCGGGGGCAGCGCTAGGGGGCGGCATGGGTGGCGGCGCTGTACCGGCCACCCCTAGCGCGGCGGCTGTGCGGCCCGCAGCTTAGTTCACCGCGGGCCGCAAAAACTACGCTTCGTCGCTACCGTCTTCAATTAGATAAAGCGCATTCTTCGCGCGGGTGGCGGCGACATAGCAGAGGTGAATTTCCTCCTGCTTCTGCCAAGGCTGAGAAGCCCACTGCGCCGGGCACTCAGAACGGCCCAGCCACCACACGGTATCAGCTTCCAAGCCCTTCGACTTGTGGATAGTAGCGAGCTTGACGGAATTGGCCTTGTCCTTGAACAAGTAATCGATACCAACCTCGAGCCCCTCTAGATTGCGGCGGTCCTCGCGGAGCGCGTCAATGAGGAACAGCAGCGAACCGACCTTGTCTTGGATCTGCTCAACCAGACGGTCGTTATCGTCCGCCAGAGCTTTAGCAATCTCACGCTCCATGTAGGCGTTGAGCTTCTGCACCAGAATATCGATGTTCGACGCATTCATCTTCTTAATGAGCGCCTTGAGGCCCTGCCCGATATCGCGGCCCATAACCTGTGCGGGCACGTTGAACCGGATGCACTTAAACGCCAGGCTGATAAGCGGGGCGGTCTTGCGGCAGACAACGAGGTCATTTGGAGCGAAGTCCTCAGGCGACCAATCGTAGTCCTTATGCTCGACGACACCCTCAGGCGCATTGTCCCGCGCTTGAATGTGGTCAACCCACTGTTGGGCGTACTTGACCACACTTGAGGCGCAACGGTAGCTGATGCTCAGCGGGAGCGTGACAGCGTTGAACTCCTCTGCAATCATATGCAGCGAGCGGGCGTCTGCTCCGCGGAACCCGTAGATGGCTTGCGCGGGGTCACCGACTGCGACCATGCGGGAGTTCGGACGCATTATCATGCGCAGGATTTCGCGCTGGATCATGTTCGTGTCCTGCGCTTCGTCTACGAATACGAAGTCGAACTTGGGCAGGGTGAGACGGTCGCGGACAGCGATAAACAGCATGTCGTCGAAGTCGACGCGACGGTTATCCGCGTTGGACCAAGCAAGCAGCATCCGAGCGATCTGGATACCACGCTCGAACGACGCACCTTCCGTCTCCGGCTCGATATCGTGGTGGTTGCAGATGTCGATCCACGCTTCCAGCGTATCAGTTGTCAGGAAGCCCATGCCGACCTGCTTAGCGAGACCGACCAAGCGCATAGCGAACGAACGATAGATGCGCTCTTCGTAGGCGGAGATGGTAGTCTCGTCCCCGTCAAGCCCGACGTTCTCTTTGAGGAGCTTCTTCAGCTTGTCCTGCTCGAGAACCGCATTGGTTGCGCGGAGCACAGCGGACCAGCAGAGCGAGTGGAACGTGCGAGCGTTGACGCCCCGCTTCTTCAACTCGTCTGCGATCGCTTTGTTGAACGCGAGGAACAGCGACGACCCGCGGACCAGCTTCATCGCCTCAACGATGGTGGTCGACTTGCCGGAACCCGCAACCGCTTCCACGATAGCGTTGCCCGTCCCCGTTTCGACGAACGCGAAGATGGACGTTTGGAACGAGCTCCACTTGCGCGAGGTGTCCCGCGGCTCGTCCTCAATGTTGCCCACGCCCTCGAACGGAGCAACCCCGCTAACGTCTACGCCTAGATTTCCCACAAACTGTCTCCTTGCTATGCGCACCTTATTGCACATAGGTCCACTTGACGCAACATTTATTTTACGTCAGTTGAACGGAAATCCACCGCTCGGCATTTCAGCGCTCTGCGCCACTTCGTACTTCTCTTTCTGCAGCTTGGCAAGCATAGCGCCGGCATCGCAGATCGAGTCGATACAAGTGTGAAGCGTGTCCCTGTGCTTCTGCATAGACTCTTCGTCGCCCGCGTCAGCGGCTACGTTGAAGAGCGTCATGGTTGCAGTGTACGTCTGCGACGCTCGGGTGGCCGTATTGCCATGCTCGTTCATAATCCGATCGAGCTCCTGGCACCTTTTGAGTGCAGCTTCAAACTTCATGGTTGTGCTTCCTTTCCCACCGCTCCTCGAAACGGCGTTGCTGTCGGCTCGCGGGATAACGCCAATAAGGCTCGATACTCGTGGCGAGGTGCGAGGTATCCCGATTCGTCTTGTACGAGAGGTTATCCAAGTTATAGTACGCAATATCGTTTCGCTCGACACCATCAACACGAACGCCAACCCGAGTATAACAAGGATGATAGTTCGGGTCATGTAGCTCAATGGAGAGCTCGCGGGGCGGGACATCACTCACGAGACCAGTACCGTTGAGGTTTCGAGGATGATCGCTTGCCCGCGGTCGTCGCGCATCATCTTAACTTGAGCAATACGCTCCATCGGACCATCCTTGCCCCTGCGGACATAGACCTCGGTATGAGGAGTCGCGCCATGGTTCTCGACGCACTCCTTAACGAAGGCGACTAGCTCGCCAGCCTTTCTGACGCTGCCATCGTGGTCACTCATGTTCTGTACTCCGCTCCGTTTTGAAGTTTGCCAGTGACCCATGCTCTGAACCACTGCTTAAAGGTCGGCTCGTCAATTTCGACGATACCTTGGACGCTACCCCACCCGCCGTTCGGTCCAGGCGTATGGAGAAAGCCGTATGTGCGTATCCGCCACGCTTTATTGTTCTGACGGAATATGAGCACAGGTAGCTCGTTGTTCTTCTCCGCAGCTTTAGTCACCTGACGCCACCACTCAGGGATGGCAAGCTGCTCTTGACGTTTCACCTCGAATGCGATGCCAAACGTATTAGTGAGGTCGCACCCGCCGACAGCCGTCTGGTTCTGGTTGCGCTGAACCATCGTTTTCGCTTTTTCGATTTCCTCGGCAGGGTACGCTAGTCCAGTCATCACCTCGACGATGATCTGGTTTAACATCTTATACACCTGACGCTCGCCCTCGGCGCCCTTGGTTCGAGGGTTAACCACAGATGCGCCCCTTATAGCGATACCAGTTCGGTCGTTCGCTTATCCGTAGAGCGATTCGTTCACGCACGATAGCACATGCTTCGGGTGTAGGATCGTAGTCACGGTGAAACGCTTTAGGCAGATTGAAATAGATTCGCTCTGTGTCAAGCTCAGCAGCACGATCGATAGTATGAACACCCCTATCAAGGATCTCATCAGTTAGGGCCTTGTATCTGTTTCGGAGATAGACGCCCTTGTCGTAGAAGAACGAAACGTGTCCTGTGTTAAGTCGAAACGTCGGCGGCACCATAAGCAGGACGCCTGCTTCCCCGCGGGCCGCGAGGGAGCGCTTCAACGATTGCGGAACCATCTTAATTTCACGCCACTCAGCAAAGAGATGCTGGTCCATGAGCTCGCTGGGCGGAATCAGGTTAATACGAGTCATACGCCTCATCTATATAGCGAGAGTCGGTCTTGCGATTGAATACGCGGCGGACAACGTAGGAGCGAACTACGCTAAGCACAGTCATCCAGAACACGATAATGCCGTTGTCGTGCGGCGTTAGCTTGATGCCGTAGACCCAACAGATAAACCATTGGGCAGCGAAAGCGATCAGTAGACCGACGGACGTGTTCGTAATGGCTTCGACAAAGCTAGCTCTCTTGGTCTGGCTCATATTGCCATTGTCCCTTGACCTGTAGCTTCCTGCTCGAGCTTAGCCCGCCGTTCGATCAAGGCGTTGCGCAGGATAATGAGCTCATCGATCTCGCGCTTGCGGTTCCACGCGATAAGGCGCCAGGCGACGTAGTTGACGAAGTCGTCGACGCCCATAAGCATGGACTGAAACCACAGATCGTCAGGAAGTCGCTGCGTAGGCATGAACCCTTGCCCCGCGATAAGGATCTCGCGGTCGAGATACCAGATGGACTTGCCCACCTCAATGACAGGGTCGTCCTTCTTTCCAAGCCGCCAGTTATACTTCAAGACTTGGTAGCTGTTCCCTGTCAGGCGCTCCCCGATCTGAGCGCAAGCGGTTCCGTCGTAATGGGCAGGATTGATCGGGTCATTCATTTGCGCTTCCACTTCCGTCGTGAGGCTTCGTCTGCCCGTTTGACGCTTTCAGCTAGCGTGTAGGGCTCGACATAGGTTGGCGGGCTACGGCGTAGCGGCTCAACCTTGCTCATGTCAAGGAGGTTCACTAGCTCGGAACTAATATGCTCTGCAAGTCCCGTCTCACGATCAAGAACTGCTAGCCCATACGGGCGGCGGACGATACCGTACCTCATCGCGTAAACACGAATAGAGCGATACCGGGCAGCGCACCGAGCATCACGCCAATGAACAATGTATGGAACATCGCTTGCGGGTACACACGCCACGACCAGTAGATCTGATAGTGCGCATCGCTGCCCACGCCAAGAAAGCGTCCAACACGGCGTCCAACGCGACCGATCAGCCCGTGGTCCATTTGAGTAATCTCGTCTGGCTTGTCCTCGAGGTTCTCATTGTGCCAGCGAAGGAACTTGCTGTACTTATCGATCTCGCGGCGCAAGACCCATGGAGCACCATCGTATCCGTTAAGCTGGAAGAAGGCGCGACAGGCGGCAGAGAGGTCCGCAACCTCCTCGGCTATGCGGACGTCCAGGCGCGTTCCATCGTAATGGATGTGCTTGCCATCGTTGCCAACGATCTTACCTCCGATTTCGGAGACCTCACCTGCTTCCTCAAGCAGCTTGGCTAGGCCCGGCCAGACACGGCTGCCTAGTTGGAAGTTACCTATCACCCTTTGGTCTCCTTCGTCACAAACGGATAGTTACCCATCACAAGGATGGGCGGTTGCGTCTTACCCCAACAGGTGAGCCAGACTGCCCCAGTCCGACGGACCTCTTCGAGCTCCTCAGGGCTGAACCGCCACTTCGTTATGACGTGCCAGTTACCGTCCAGATCTTGGTAGCGATGCGCGTGAAGGTCATAGACCGTGCCAGCAGCGCGATCCTCGGGCGTACCAACGAGGTTGAGATTAGACTCGGGGAAGTCGACTCCGACAGCCATTAACCGACTACCTCGATCTCGTCCCCGTCAATTCTGGCAAGGGCAAAGCTCCGGTGAGCGTTGCGGGACTCGTCGAACCCGCGCAGGAACCATTGGCGGTCTGGATACCATTCGTTGTCCCCGTAGTCGAGGCCCTCGAACTGAACGGTACGGACTTCGGTCTCCTCGCGATGGTTCGTGTAGCTAAAGCGGAGACGCTGGCCGAGCAAGAAAACTTTCATGAATTGCCCCTTTCCCTCTAGTTAATAACTGTAGCCGTAGGCTTTGGATGTTACAAGCCACAAAAAAGGGGTCCCCGTCGAACGGAGACCCCTTAATCGAGAGAAGTCGGTTACTTGGACTTCGGTTTGGGCGTGTCCTTGAGACCGGCCTGTTTCATGTCCTTGTTGACTTCCTTGGCGGGAGCGCTCTGCGTCCCCTGTGCGAACGAATCGCCGTGCTTCTCTGCCATGAGCATTCTCCTCGTTGGATATGCGCACAACGCACAAGGGGAATAGAAGTTGCATCGCTCTACTTGACCCGAGTCCGAGAAGTATGCCAATGACCACACTTGCCGAGATAATGGTGCATGGGCGTTCCACGACCTGTTGCTCGCTTGGCGGATATCTCTGCGTCACGCTCAGAGAAGAATACGACCTTGTTATCCGCCTTGCAGCGCAGCCGAGTATCTGGCGTTCCCCACCAGCCCTCTTTATTGGTCGGGATGTATGTGCCCGCTTTCATATCGCTATCGCCGTGCCCGCAGGGGTCGAGCGCCATTGAATACCAGCTAGCGTCATAAGCTCGTCGCCTAGTGCGCGATCGGGACCGAGCGGCTTACCTGTGGTCAGGTGACGGTGTACGCCACGAATGGCAGTAACCTGAGCGTGGCTGAGTCGCTTGACCTCGCGCACCTTGTTCTCGGTGTAGTAGAACGCGGTCGGAATAGGCAAGAGCTGCCCACCCATCTTATCGATAAGAGTCGGTGCGTAAACGTGGTCCTTGTACTCGCACCAGGCGTGAATGAGCTGCTCGTGGAGAATGCCAATGCAGAGCTCCATGTCGGGAACGTCGAGAGCTAGGGCTGCGCTCCAGTGAAAGCACAGCCCCTTTCCCTCCGTAGTTGGCCGCAGAACGACCAATGCTCGCTCCAGGATAGGCAGTCTCACGTGAGCTGCTTTACGCCAGACGACCCGCCGGTCTGGAGGTTAAGTCCGATGCCAGCAGCGATCTTCCGAGCGTTGCCCGTCGTGCGATAGCCCGGTCCGCCGATGTTAGTCGCGTTCGGGTTGCGCTCGTTGTAGACGGCAAGGACGCGGTCGATGGTAACGAGAGCGTTCTTACCCGACGGAGTGGTCGGCTCCGGCTTATGCAGCGTCGCAGCGAGCTCGTTGAGGCGCGAACGGAGGGCGTTACCGATACGGCGCGAAGCCTGATCGGCGTTCATGTACTCGCCAGTCCAATAATGACCGCCGAAGTGCTTGTCCTCCTTGTAGATCTTGAACTCGCGGGTGCCAGCAGCTTCCCGTCCAAGCCTACGCACAGTCTTGACGAGGTACTCGTGCATCGCTTTGGCGGTGACGCGGGCGGACTCGCGACCGACAAGGTCCATTGTCCACTTGCCGTCCTTCGTAAAGTTCCGGCAAGCCTTGCATCCGAAATACTTCGCCACCGCGAAGATAAGCATGAAGTCCCAGTCGGGCGCAGCCTTGACGTTGCCCTTCGTGTAGTATTCCTCACCATCGACTGGATCGTCGGTTTCGAGGTCCGCTGCATCGAGCTGGTGCTTTTCCATCAGCTCATGTGCCTTAGCGAGAAATACCTCCGCTTCGGCTTGGTGATCAGAAGAGGCAGCTTTAGCGAGAAGCGCCTTGATCTTTTCCACGATAGTCATTTTTCAACTCCCTTGCTAGGTCCGTACAGCTTAGCAGAACTACAGACCATCACAAGCGAATTCGTGCGTCTTTTTAAGAACGCGCCCAAGGTCCTCTTTGAATCTCACGTTCTCGCTTTCGAGCTTCACGAGTGTGAGCACCTTGGCCACGAACAATGCAACCGCATGACTTCGTGTTATTGTTTCGAATGTTCTGAAGTAGAACAGTAAGCTCGCCCCCACAATCGCAACGGCATAAGACGCGTCTTTTTCCTTTTTGCGGCTCCGCTTCGCTTACGATTGTTAGATGATTATACTTTTCACCCGGAAATCCAGATGTTCGCTCTATTTTTGGAGGAGCTTGAGGTGGAACGTATTCAGTTCTACCTTTTCGCTTCATATGCTTGTTACGGTTCTTGAGAATAGTACACGATTTGCAATGAGAACTGTACCAATTATACTTTCGAGGAAATTCCGATAATGGTTTTCGTTCAAAGCAAACGCTGCATTCTTTTCCATGCATTCGCTCAAAAGTTCTACGCTGTTCACCCATCGCTGCGCTTGGGCTACGATACTTCTCAGCATCGCGGCAAGAGGCTGCTCCGCATGACGTGACGCGGCCCTGAGTAATATGCCCAAGCCTATAGACCTTTCGTGTACCGCATTCGCAGCGTGTACTCCATCGACGTTCGCCGTGCTTACCGCGCTCAACTTCCTCGAGCATCTTTAGTTTTCCGAACATCTGCCCAGGCGTTATTTGGGTAGGTGCAGTCAAGAACGCGCCCTCACCCTCGAGTATTGCTTGAACGACGGCGTGACGAGCGTATCCTTCTGTCCTTGGAAACCAAGCTGGATCGGATGTACGAGGATACGGGTAAGGGCGTTGACGAGCGCCTTCTCTGTGATGTGGTCAGGCACTTTGCATTCGACAACCGCACGAATGACCTTGAACTTAGTCGGCTTATTGCCGAGCATGTGGGACCAGACGACAGTTGTTCCGAACCGTTTGGCGAGACGCCGAGCGAATTCGGTGGCTTCCGCTTTGACTTCGTCCTCTTTGCGGATAGTTGTCCACCAGTTGTCGAAGCCGTCGACCTCGTGGACGATTGTGTCCTTGGAAGGGAGCTCCTTGTCAGAAGCGAGAACGTGGATATGATAATCCTTGTAAGGATGTGTCTGCGTGTCCCTGTCACCCCGAGGTCCTTCCTTGGCTATAGGTTCAATAACCACAATCACGGCTGAATCGCCTCGTCGTGCTCGGCAAAGATGCGTTCAACGTCCTTGCGCCGCTTAAAGAACTTGGAAGCGATGTCCGCAGCCGCACCCGCGGGCAGGTTCTCGTTGATGAGGAGCCCCGCGAGGTCGCTGACGGTCGCGGCGTCAGGGGTATTGTGCGCGCGGCCAGCAGCGTCGGTGAAGGTAACAGACTTCTTCATTCAAATCCTCCGATATTCTCGCAATGAACGTCCGAAACGAACTGAAAGGTGCTCACATTCATGGCGCCACCCTCTTCCCGCTCGAACATTCCGTAGTGAGCATCGAGGAATTTGCACTTGAAGCGACCCTTGGGCCCGACCAGCTCGAACGTCAACCGATCGTGCGCGTCCAAAGCCTTGGCTAACGCCTCCACTTCGAGGATATGGAAGCGATTTTTCGCCATCACGTAGAGGATGGCACCGAGCTTCTGCTGATTGTGGTCAACCATACACGAGCTCGCCGAAGAGTGCGCACTGAAGGAACACGTCCGCAGTGGCAGCGTCGTCGTTTTCTCCGACCAGATCGTTGTAATGGTCCGGATACTTGTCGCCCATCACCTGAAGTCCCCGAGCGACAGCCGTGCGGTCGAGGGTACGCAGCTCGTCCTCCGGCACATCGATGGTGATCGTGAACTCCTCACGGGCGAAGACGTTGTCGGTCTCCCGACCGTACCAAACGATCTTCTCATCCTTCCCGCCGAGCTCCTCGTAGGTCGGAGTGACAAGCTCGACGCGGCCGTCTCCGAGCCAGTAGTTGGACCCACCCTCGAAGGCACCGACAATCATGTCCTGCACCCTCTTGGCATCGATCTCGCGCGGTACGTTTACGTGATAGTTCATTTTCCTCTCCTTTGGGGCAAGGACGCCCCTGTCTTATGGTGGGTCATCATGGACAGCTCGTCCAAGCTCACTTGGAAGCAGCGCCAGATATCCATTGGCACGGCCCAACCCTTGATGGTGTTGATTCCTCTCTTCCACCAGAACCAGCGCCGATGCCCGCCGTCGATAAGCACATGCGTCCCGCCCGGCCACAGACCGACGATAACAGGCTCGCTGGCCTCGAGCAGCGTCATGGACTTCATGCGAGGCTCTTCCAAGCCGTGCTGCTTGATTAGCTCCTCTTCCGTCTGCCCATCCGGAAAGGTCAGGTTAATGACCTTATCCTTCGCATTAGCGAGGAGCCACTTGCGCAGCTGACCGCTGAAGATGTGGACCTCCTCCGTCTCGCCTTCCGGCGTGAACGTAAAGGTCTCCTCTTGCAGGAGTGCCTGGACAGTACCGATTATCATACGACTCGGACCTCCAGCACCCGAGCCTCGGAGTACCGACAGCCGTTCGGACCATCTACGTCGGCCTTGGCCATACCAGCCAGGACCCATTGCTCAACGTCGCTAACCGACGGAGCGGGCGCACCAGGCTCCTTGACGAGCTCGATGAACACCTTGGCGATAACTTCCTTTCTCATAGCAGATCGACCACCTGCTCGGAGAAGACCGGCTGAACGCTAGCGAAGCGCTCACCAAAGGACGTGCTCCGCCGCACCGTCAGCGCTTCGATCGCCGACAGTCGCATCCCGCGCTCGATAGCAGGTGCCGAGCACCCGTCAATCGGATCGTGGTCACCGACATGCTCACGTGCCATCTTGGCACCCTTCGCAAAGCTCGAGACCAGACGCACCTGATCGGTTCTCCGAGTCTTCAACCGTACTAGGAACTGCATTGACTTTCTCCTTGCTAACAGACGTTGCTATAATAAAGCACACGCGCCTGAACGGCGCAAGCGAATTACAACGTCACCCGCTTTCCACGGATTTCGGGGAGGGACCGGAGTGACCACAGTGGTTGACCGCTCTGGCCTTTCATGTCCATGCGGAACAGGTGCAAGTTCGCAGCATGGTAGATCAGCTCCGCTGTGGACATAGTCCGTGGCGTATGGCAGTCGGGGTCATCTGTCTCGTCAAGCGTATGCTGAACAGTGAGCGTATCGTGGTCGTTCCGTACTAACATGAAGGGTTCCCCTAATGACGCTAACAACACTAGCGGGCCGCACAACACATCGCAAGACAGAAACAAAGAGACGTGGACTAACACACTGTAAGGGGACGAAGCACAGTATGCGCAACAGATGTAAACCGAGCTAAAATATAGCCGCCGAACTCGGCATGGGACGGCCGGCCGGCGATCGGAGAATTGACATAGTACCCCGAGGGGCTCATCGAGTCGTCGTGAGTGAATCGAGTCGACTCCATGCATCTGTGTTGCTGTGCTATGTATGTAATACACATAATACAATCAAATAAAAAAGGGGGACGCACTAGGCGCCCCCCTCCTGTACTACTGTGTTAGAGGGGTACTACGCATCCGACTTGGCAGGCTTGGCCTGACGCCCCGTGATGCCATTGTACTTCCTCCACTGGTAGAACTCGATGCTGGCGTTGTTCGGGTTCCACCCTTCGTCCGCTGCGAGCTCCGCAACGACCTTGGCAGTCGGAAGCTCCTTCGTCTCTGCACGGTACGCATCCAGCGCATCCCATACAGCGCGGCAACGTCCACCCGCAGATGGGCGCTTGATACCGTTCTGCTCGGGGCGATCCTTTTCGATTTTAAGGCCCGACCCTGTAGCAGCGGACGCCGGCTTGTCGGCGGCTTCCAGTGCGGCGACGATGGTAGCAACGTTGGCTTTGCTGGGCAGCTCGACCTTGCGGTCGGCGGCGAGAGCAATAAGCTGCTTCTTGGTCATTTCGCTATAGTTCGGCATTTTGACTACTCCTTGCTTGCTACTGATGGTCTCATCAGGCCCGGCGATACCGGACGACCCGCGGAGCGGGTTTCGACCTATGGGAGCTGGCGTACGGCTTGCTCGATCTCCGACTGGAGGTCCCCCGACTGGATAATGCGCAACCGCTTGCGGGGCGTACCCGAGTAGACGGCGTCCTCCAGCTCGGTGCGAACGACGGACTTGAAGTAGTCCCCGAACCGAATGGACCAACCCGAATCCTCGAGCTCGACCAGCGTGTAGTACGGGCGGCTCACTTGACACCCGCTTCGCGCTGAGCGCGGGCAATGGCGTAAACTTCGTACCAGGCGCGCTGGAGCTCCGAGAGCGTGGCGGGCTTGGGGGCGGGGCGGGTGAACAGGCGCATCGTGGTCTCCTTCGTTTCCATGCATTATAGGTACACGCATGGCGGACCCATTGCAAGCGAATAGTTCCAAAAAAGTTTGCACCAATTTGGGACACCGAACTAGGCGAGTTAAACTGCGCGGGGCGGGGGCGCCCGCCTATACTAATTCGTTCGGATGTGCAAGCGAAAAAATGCCGAAAGTCCGATTAGCGACAAAAAATCTTTTTCGCCCCTACGGGTCGGAAATCGACGATCGGGGCTGTAGCCCGGCTTAAATCGGCCTTACGTCGATGTGTCCCAAAGTTGGACAAAATCGCGATCAGGGGAGGGGGCCGTCGGCCGTACGGCCGCTACCATTGTAACTTCGTTTGGACCTGATGTCAATACACTAATTCACTTCTCTCGAAAGAAAAAATGTGCTAAATCGGGACAGCGATCTGCACAGCTTCACGCCTATTGCAAGCGAAATCTGCCGGTGATGTGCGAATTCAGGCGTACAGACCTAAACCGTTGCCGTCTTGCGACAGGGGGCCGGCCGTGCTATACTGTGTTATTGATGTAGGACGCTTGGAACGCCAGTGTCCCTTTCGGTCGACACCTGTCGCCGATAGATGGTTAACGACTAGCTCGAATTAACCAATAAATCGGTCGGCTCGCCCCCACCTACTATTTTTTGACCCACCTACTATTTTTTGGGCTACCCGTCGAGCGGCCGCGGCCACGAGCTAGGACGCCCCATCGCTGAGGCGCCCTAGTCGTCATTAGCAAGGTGGGCAGTCAACCCCGAATGGGTCTGCGGGGGATATTGGGAGGGTGCAGACCCAAACCCGTCCTCACGGACAGACGCTGTCGAGCAGCAGCGCTATACGACCAGTCACTTGGTCGTGGGTGCCCTCAGTGACGAAGGCACCCGTCTATGACCACAGCCATGTTGTGCGCAAGCGCCTCCGGCGGGCTTAGACATTTAGGCGGCAGACCTACGTCCGACGCCCAGTTGCGTTCATTCTCTACGGTAGCAGGATTATCTGGTCAGGTCCCGCTGCTACACGGCTGTCTGATGCATCCACTAGTCGAGTAGCCGATGGGTGGGATCCAGACACACCATCAACATCCAGTGGGCAGCACCAGCTTGTCCCCATATAAGCGCACCTGTGCAGACATCGCAACAGCTATCTTTAGACAGATGTGCGAATTGCTTGATTTATGCCAATTTATCTGGAGCTGCCATAATTCAGATGGGGTCCTCGGGAGGGGCTAAAACAGGTATAGGAGGGAGAATTAGTTCTATAAGTCGAATAAACATGCAATATACAGACGAAAAACACTATCATAACCCTATAAGGGTAGGAAACAAAGAAACATAGATACCAGTATAGGACCTGGCACACGGCACAACAATACATTCGGGGGAGGGCCGGCCGCCGTTTGTGCAGTGCCAAGGGGTTTAGGGTTTTCACGTTTGTGTGTTTCTGTGCTTAGGGGGCCCCCATTGCATAGTATTGTCATCGCCCTCCAATAGTCTTATGCTTCCATTGCCCACGCTACACGCGCCCGCGTATGCACAGCACATAAGTCTGCCAATTTTATCGACCACAACTATATTCACTTAGTATCATAGGGAGGGGCTTGTAATCAAACGCAACAACCGTTAACCCTATTAACTTCAAGGGGCGTTCCACCATGCCAGATCCGATTGATACCAGTAAACTTGGTCCTATCCACGTTATGACTGCTCGTCCACGCTTGGACACTGTGGTCAGGCAGCTACGCTCCTATCGAGCCAATGGTATGCCAGACGCCTACCTTGCTGGTATCAGTGTCGCCCAAGCCCATCAGTTAGCCAATACTGTGGACGAATGCCGCGCAGCTATGCAGGAGTTCGTTGATAGGGTGGACAAGGGTGAAGTCCGATCGAAATACACCTATGCCAAGTTCAAGGCATTACTGGAAGGAACAGTCTAATGGCGCATGAAGTGTTCGAAGGCAAGGACGGGCAATACTACTTCCACGTCAAAGGGAACAACGGCGAGATTGTAGCGGTATCCGAAGGGTACACGCGCAAGGCAGACGCAGAGCGTGGATATGGTTCGCTGGAGAACATTGTCTTGGAGGACTACGCTGCCCGCAAGGGTAGCGCTCCTGAGGCGATTAACTTCCGCAATGCTGTCATTGACACGTTCCTCGATCTGATGGCAGACGCACCTGTGTTCGAGATGATTAGCGACGAGGATGCGACGCCCGAATACAAGATGGTCGTGTCGGACCTTAACCTCAATAACCTGCTTGAGTCGCTGGGCATTGTTGGCACGTTCGGCGAATCGGCACAAGACACAATCCACCGCATCATGCAGGAGCGGACGCCCGAAGGTGTTGTGCTCCCGGATGAACCTGAAACTCCATCGGAGACGTCATTGCCCCCGTCCTGATGGAGGGTGCGATGCGTTAGCCTAGGTCCTTTCCGCTCCACAGCTATCGCATCGCACCACCCTGTAGCAAGGAGAAGTCAACGTGAAACGTATTCATATCCTATTACTTGCCATTATCGCGATCGTGGCAGTGCTGATCTTCACCACTCGCCCGGCGCATGGTGCCACGCTCACAACGTCAGCGCAGCTAGAAGCACTCGCCAAGGTGCTGGAGCAGAACGCAACGCCAAACGCAAGCCTCAACTCACAGCTACTTGCGTTAGTCAAGGAACCCGCCAAGACGTTGGATGGCATGACCACAGCATCCACCGCTGCCCTCTACACGACTACCATCGACACAGCGTTAAAGCTACGTCCGAAGGGTTGGCTTGCGGGTGGAACAGAGCAGATGCCTGCGGCAGCGCAGGGCGTCAACTGTACTGCATCCATGTCGTTATGGCTTAACGGCGTTGGATCCGATCCTGCTATGCCTGGTCTGCGGATGGAGACATTCGCGTGGGGCAAGGGTAACTGTGCGTCTGTTCTATCCGCAGCTATTGCGAGGGCCTGGGCGTACAAACTACGCCAAGTTGGGCGGTGATAGTGGACCACAGCAGACCCGAGCGCCAAGCTCTAGCTGCTGAGTTGGCTATGGCGTTGGATGTTGCTCGTACGCGAACGGGCTTCCAACGCCTAACTGCCCTGCTTGGCAATGAGATACGCATTTGCCTTTATTACCCGTCGATGGACATTCGTCGTTGGCATCGTGTAGGCGAAACGTTTAAGGTGTTCGGGCCAGACGAAATGGAATTAGCTATCGTCTATGTGAACGGGTTTGGACGCAGATGATAATTGTTGAGAACAGGGAACTGGAAGTCTTGCGGCATCGCATGGGTGAACGCGATGTCACTTTGCAGGAAGTCCATCGTTACCTATTCTTGAACCATGCCCCTAACGTTGGACAGATACAGCAACCGTTCCACCTGTTCATAACAGATGCGGATTTGGTATCGTTCTGGCAGCTAGTGGATTGGTGGGCCCCAACGCCTGACAAGCCCGCAACGCTGCCAGTTCCGTCCATTGTACACTTCGCATGGAACATCAACCACGCACCTAATATCGAACCTGTTACGTTCATGGACGCCATGCGTCTGTGGTACAACAGAGCTGTTCAATGGTTGCAGTCCGTGGACAGGGATGTGGCCAACCCAGGCGAATCGAAAGAGGACCGCGAACGCAGACGCAATCGTGAGCGCATGGCTAAGACACGTTCGCACAGGTCGCCTGGCAAGAAAGTTCTTAAGCAGCAAGATCCACAGGTGCAAGCGCAAGTGGCAGAGCTTGAGGGTTACGTTACTCAACTCAAGCAAGATGCAGAAGATACGGATGCGCTTTTGCTTGAGGAAACCAAGCGGCATCAGGCTGCTATGGAGGACGCTGCCAAGCGCCGCAAGGAAGCTGCTCAAGACTTCAAAGAGCGGATACAAAAGTTACGCACAGAAATTAACAGTTTGATTGCAAAACAGTAGTTGCGATTTCTGCAACGGCTGTTAAGCAAGTAGTGCTGTTAGGACACGCCACCCCGCTTCGGTTCAGAAGCGTAATGCTGTCACCATATAGTCTGAACGGGGGAAGAGCGCTTGTCTCTGCAACAACAGTTTGATGAACAGTACATCAGCTCAACAGAGATCTGTCAAACCCTCGGCGTTAATCGTTCCACCGTTTTCAATGGTGTACGAGCAGGGAAGCTACCTGAAGCAATCGTGATAAGGCGCGCCAATGGGGATGCGCATATCATGCTTTGGCCTCGATCGTTAGCTGTGCCCATGATGCAAGACTGGGCTAAGGCTATCGCATCGAGGAAGGGGCAGTGAGCAAACACGCTGCTCTCTGGAGCAACCTACCTTACGAGATGAAGGAACGCCCGCAATGGGCGGTCGCTGGCGCGTCTAAAGCGCCTATGGCAGTAGCGCCTCAAGGTGGGCTGCGTCTTATCAGCGTTACAGAACCATCCACATGGATGTCCTTTGAGCAAGCGTGTCAGATTGCTTGGGACAACCGTGAGACTGTTACCACACACGTCACGAACGAAGGCGTCCATGTGCGCCAGACGGGTTTGGACATAGGCTACATTCTAAACTCAGCAGACCCGTTCACGTGTATTGACTTGGACGTTAAGGACGCTGTTACCCATCCAGATAAACCTGAGAAGTGGACAACCGCAGATGACTTCGAACGTTATGTCTCGATTATTGAGCACTTCGGGTCTTACACGGAGCGGTCTAAATCGGGCAAGGGGATCCACGTTTGGGTCAAAGGGAACATCGGAAGAGGTTTTCGTAGAGATGGGATCGAAATCTACTCGCAAGAGCGGTTCATCATCTCGACGGGCGACGTCTACGTCAACAAACCCGTAGAGGACAGGGAATACCTCCTTGCTAACATGGTGCATCAGATGCGCCCTGTTGCTAAGGTGCTGGACCTTGAAGAGATACCACAGGAAGCAGACGACTGGTATATCCTCCACGTTGCCATCAATGCTGCCAACTCGGACAAGTTTGGCAAGCTGTGGAAAGGCCTTTGGCGTGAGGACCAGTTTAACTTCCCGTCGCAGTCAGAAGCAGACTTGGCCCTCATGTCCATGTTCACCTTCTACAGCGAATCGAATGAGCAGTGCAGGAGGTTGTTTCGCGAAAGCGGATTAGGTAAGCGGGAGAAGGCTCAAAAAGACAACCGCTATATCGACAACACGCTTAAGACCATCCGTGACCGTCAAGCTAGGGAGCGCAGTGTTGAGCTGAGCGGTATCCTTGCAGCGGCAGACACCATTCGTGACCTTGCCCGCGAAGAGATTCAACGCTTACAGGGCGGCGCGCCGCCGGCTACAGCGGTGGCGGGTGCTTTCGGTACAGTACCTCCCCGCACAGTGGCGCCGCTACAGGTGCCCGGCACAGGCGAGCCTGTGGTTACGTCTCCGCCGCCCGAAGCAGCGCTCGCACAGCTTGCCCCCGTCACTGAATCTGCTGTAGCTGCTGGCGCTGAGGGGTTGCCCTGGCCTCCGGGCATGGTCGGCGCGCTAGCACAGTTCATCTATAACAACAGCTTCCTACCAATCAAGGAAGTAGCTGTCTCCGCGGCGCTTGGTCTGCTGTCAGGTATCTGTGGCAAGGCGTGGCACATACCCAAGTCTGGACTTAACCTGTACATCGTGCTTGTCGCGCGGTCTGCTATCGGTAAGGAAGCGCTCCACACAGGTATCTCGACCGTCGTTAGCGCTTGCATCCGTGACTTCCCACAGTTTGGCAACTTCGTGGACTTCACAGAGTATGCGTCAGGGCCCGCGCTTATCAAGGCATGTGCGCAGAATACGTCGTTCGTTAATGTGTCCGGTGAATGGGGACGCAGGATGAAGCGCATCGCTATGGAAGACGAGCGCGAGGGTCCAATGACCACACTACGAACGCAAATGACTAACCTGTATCAGAAGTCCGCGCCCATGAGCATCGTTGGCGGCATTGGATACAGCTCTGTTGAGAACAACATTGAAGCGCTCCAGTCCGTCGCTTATAGCATGGTGGGCGAATCCACTCCGCAGACGTTCTACGACAGCTTAACTGAGTCCATGATGGAAGACGGGTTCCTATCCCGCTTTCTAGTCATAGCGTACGACGGTGACCGTCCAGACGCAAACCCCAATATGATTGAGTATCCCGACAGCGCCTTGACTAAGTATCTATGCGGTATGGCGTTCCAAGCGGATGCTAACATCGGTAACGGTCAATCGCAGTTCGTTAACCGGACGGAAGAAGCTGCGCTCATCCTAAACAAGTTCAGCCTGCAAGCTGCGGACAATATCCGTGGTACACAGGACGAAGCGCGTAGGCAGATGTGGAACCGTGCCACTCTGAAGGTCTTGCGGGTTGCAGCTATCTTAGCGGTGGCTGACAACTACATGAACCCTGTCATGACGAAGGAACATGCAGACTGGGCGATTGCGCTTATCATGGCGGACATTGATATCATGCGCAAGCGGTTGAGCAGCGGTGATGTCGGCCTTAATGATACGTCGCGTGAGCGCAAGGCTGTCGCAGTCATACAGGAGTTCCTGTCCAAACCAATTCCGCCCAGCTACAAGGTGCCTGACGACATGCGGAAAGCGGGTATCGTTCCGCGTCCGTATCTGCAACAGCGGACGTCTCGTGCAAGCGCCTTCTACAAGCACAAGTTCGGCGCCAACAAAGCGCTGGACGAAACTCTCCAGCAGCTTGTTGCATCTGGCTACATTATGGAAGTCAAAGGCGACAAACTGGTCGAGATGTACAACTATCATGGACGTGCCTTCCGTATCATTAAGCTGCCCGATTACGAGTCCATGGCGTCGGACAGCCATTAGAAGGAGAAGACAATGGACGTTACACATCCAGAGCTTGTGGCTGCTCTAGTTAAGCCACCTGCCGCTATCATGGCAACCCTGTCACAGCAGACGACCGATCTCTGGCATGGGGCAACAGGCGTCTCCGGTGAGTGTGGCGAGCTGCTTGAGGGCCTTGTGCTTGTGGTCACGGGCAACGCTACGATCGAAGAAGGACGCAAGAATGTCGTTGAGGAGCTGGGCGACCTGTTCTTCTACATCGAGCAGATCTGTCAGCGCCTTACGATGGAGCTCGATTGGGACGGCATTACTGCGTTCGCTCGCAATCAGCACCTTGGTCCGGACTCGATGCTTATGTACGGCGCCCAGTGCTCCGTCTATGGTGCGCAGGTCTTGGACTACATTAAGAAGGCTGCTATCTACAACAAGGAGCTCGAGCTTGGCAAGCTAACCGTCGCCATGACGGAATGCGCCAAGTACGCTGTCACGATCGGATATATGTTCGGCGTTGAGCGGGTTGAAGCTCTACGTGAGAACATCGCCAAGCTGAAGGTGCGCTACGACGGCCTGAAGTACACCGACGCCGGTGCCCACGCACGAGCAGACAAAGCGCCTCAGCGCAAGCCGTTCCCAGGCGAGCCGGTCGAGCCACCGCCTGTGCGTGTACCGCATAAGACAGTCAACGAACCTTTGGGCGACCCCGAGGAATAATTCGGACGGACCTTTTCGCTTGCATTGCGCGCCTTGCGCCTATAAACAGGGTACGCAATGCAAGCAAGGAGCAGTCAGATGGTAGACCTTTCAGAACAGGTGGCAGTCACCACCGAGGACTTGACTACTTGGTTTAAGCTGAAGAAGCAGCTGGCCGAGGTAAAGGGTGCGGAAGCAATGCTTCGCGGTCGCATCTTCAAATACTTCTTTCCGAACCCCACCGAAGGGGCGAAGGACAACAAGCATCCGCTCAATGATGGCACTGGTGCTGTCCTGTGCGCGGACCATGTAATCAACCGCTCGGTTGATGAGCAGCAGCTCGAGGGGCTGCGCGAAGCGATTGCTGCAGAGGGTTCCAACCTTCCGCAACTCGACCTCACCAAGCTGATTCGCTGGAAGCCAGAATTGGTCCTCAGCGAGTACCGCAAGCTCACGGAGGTAGAGCGCCACGCATTCGACCAGTGCCTTGTGATCAAGCCTGGTTCCCCTCAGCTGGACATTACTATCCCCAAGCGTCCAGCATGAGGGTAACAATCATAGCCGATGCTTCCCACTGCTCGGATACAGGTGCCGCTGGATACGGCTACTGGATAGCTACCGAGCGGGGGAAGCACGGAGGCGGAGGGTTCATACGCCAAAAGGTGTCTGGATCCATCGCAGCCGAAATGATGGCAATCATCAACGCGGTCGCTGTCGCCGCAAAGAGAGAACTGCTTCAGAAGGGCGACCATGCTCTGCTGCAGACGGACTGCCAAGGTGCAATCGATTCGTTCACCGGATTGCGCAAGCGTCTAACGCAGCACGAGAAGGACGCCAAGGAGCTGTTCTTTGAACTCAAGCGTGGGACTGGATTCACTTTCAGTTTCAGGCATGTGAAGGGACACACGTCGCGTCCCGAGGCTCGATTCGTCACAAACAACCTCTGTGACAAGCGAGCTAAAGATGGGTTGAGGTTGGCCCGTGAGTGGATACTTACGGACTCTAAGGAGTAGAAGTCATGAAGCATAAGCATATGTTCTCACTCTTGGACCAGTCGTTTACGACCGTCCATGTTGCGTTCGGTACGGGTTCACTCCTGCCGCCGGGCGAGTACGACGTTACGATCGAGAGCGTCGAAATCCACACGCCGTGGCAGGGTGAAGACCCGCGCTTGGAGATGCGGATGAAGCAGCCCGCTCGCGGCAAGCGTCCGCAGTCGTACGTCTACAAGGTGCCGAAGGCATGGGACGTCAAGGCTGGCCAGCATCTCGTTGTCCTCGATCCGGGCGGTGACCTTGCTGTGGTCAACGTGCTCCGCGTGGACGAAGCGCCGGACATTGACGTCGACGCCAACTTCGACTACAAGTGGGCGGTGAGCAAGGTCGATACGACCGAGTACCTCGCGCTCAACAAGCGGGAGAAGGAATTCGGCGGCGCCATGCTCGAGGTCGAGCGTGTCAAGCAGCGTGAGAACCTGCTCGAATCGTTCCGCTCTTCGCTGCCGGAAGGCTCCGAAGCTCGCAAGCTGTTTGAGCAGACGACCGCGTCGTTGTCCGCTCCGACGGTCGAGCCGCAGTCCCCTCCGTCGGCGCCGCAAAGCTGATGAAGAACCATTCAATCAAGCTCGTCCATTGTACTCCAAACGGAGACAAGCTGATTGCCGATATTGCCAGGGTGAGTAACCCTGGCAATAGGGACGCCCCGTCGGACCGATTGATTCGGTATCTCATCAACCACAATCACTGGTCGCCTTTTCAGATGGCGGCTATGTGTATTGAAGTAACCACAACCCGCGATGTCGGTCGCCAGATACTGCGGCACCTGTCCGCGATCGGCTATCAGGAGTTCTCTGGTAGGTACGCCGAATATGGCGAACTTCTGACGACCCGCGAATGCCGCTTCCAGCATCCTACCAACAGGCAGCTATCTCGCTTGCCTGAGACGCAGGAGGAGAAGGACATTGCGGAGGAGTGGGACCATTACATCCGCGAGAAAGCTGCCCGCGACGAAGCCGACTACAAGTATTGGTTGAGCAAGGGTGTCGCCAAGGAGGTAGCGCGGACCGTCCTACCGGAGGGACTTGTTCCGACGGTTATGTATCTGCACTTCTCCGTCCGCACATGGCTTCACTACATCGCGGAGCGTACCGCGGAAGGTGTCCAGGCGGAGCATCGTTACATCGCGAATCTCTGTAAGGACGTTCTCGAGGGTAACTTCCCCAACACAGCCAAAGCGTTCTTCGGAGCTGAGTAATGCAAGACGTCCAACGTATTGGTGACGAAATCCTGTTCCGTGGGGAGCTCGTTGCTATCCTAGTACAGCGCGGAACTCCCGCCACGACGATGGGTGACTTCACCGATGCGTTGGACGACGTTCATGAGCATCCAGACCCTTGTGACTGTACGCACAAGATCGGTTGCGTCAACTATCGTGCGGAGACGGCTGGTAAGAACTACGACCAGTCGCTCGACGATATCATCGATAACATTAAGCCCTTCGTCAAGGGTGGCTTGCTTCGCTTTGCGGACTTAGAACGCATTGTGGAGCAGCTCAAAGAGGAGCTCGGCAAAGAATGAAACCTATGCTTGCAAGTGACTTCGTTGAAGCGAAGCTCACGTTTCCGCTCATCGCGCAACCTAAGATAGATGGTGTCCGTGCCCTCCATACGACCGGCAAGTTTACAGGGCGAAGCCTTAAGCCCTTCAAGAACCAACACATCACCCACTTCTTCGGACACAGCGCACTCGCTGGGCTTGACGGGGAACTTGCGGGTGAACGCGAAAACCATCCAGACCTTTGTCGCCTCACCAGCAGCGCGACGGGCACCATCAAAGGAGAACCCTATCTCCTGTGGTGGATTTTCGACATCGTAACGCCTGAGACGGCTCAGCTGCCTTACTTCCACAGGTGCTCGGAGCTCATACCCAAGGAGCTTGAGCGCATCAAGGACGAAGCTCCTGACCAGTGGCATCACTTACGCCCCATTCCGTTTGAGCTTGTGAGCAGCTTAGATCACTTGCTCGACTACGAGAACAAGATGCTTGCAGCGGGGTTCGAGGGCGTTTGCATCCGTTCCTTGAAAGGTAAGCACAAGCAGGGCCGAAGTACGCCAACCGAGGGCGGGTTGCTACGGATCAAGCGCTTCGTCGACTTTGAATTCAAGGTGCATGAGATTATCGAGGGCGAAGAGAACCAGAACGAAGCTCAAACCAATGAGCTGGGCCACACGTTCCGGAGCTCGCACCAAGAGAACAAGGTCGCCAACGGTATGATTGGCGCCATGCTCGGCACAACGCTAGATGTGGTCAAAGACCCCGTCTCGGGCGAGGTACTGTTCGAGAAAGGTGCCGAGGTCCGTGTCGGAGCAGGGTGCCTGAACCACGACCAACGCAAGGCCTATTTCATTGCTCAAGAAGAGTTTATGGAACAGGTCCACAAAGCGAAGTTCTTCCCGAAAGGGATTAAAGACAAGCCGCGCTTTCCGACGTGGCAGAGCTTCAAAGATTCTTCGGACATCTCGTAGTTTAATCTTGCTTCTCGCGCGAAGGGGCGCTAGGGTATGCAACCGCTATTGACAAGGAGATTCGGGTGGCGCTTAACTTCACCGATGCGAACCACGCATCAATGACAGCGGGTATCAAAGCCCTTGTCTATGGCGGCGCGGGTGCCGGTAAGACGGTTCTAATGGCCACAGCTCCAACTCCTGTGCTTATCAGCGCGGAGTCAGGTGCGCTTTCGCTCCGCCAACAGAACCTTGAACGCCTCTACGGCGTCGGCAATCCGTACATCTGTTACAACATGCCCATCATTGAGGTTAAGACGGTCGAGGACCTTACTGACGCCTATAATTGGTGCGCGGGCAGTGCTCAGGCAGCACAGTTCCAGACCGTCGGCATGGACAGCATCAGCGAGATCGCTGAGGTCGTGCTTAACAACGCTAAGCGACAGGTCAAAGACCCGCGGCAAGCGTACGGCGAGCTGATTGAGAAGATGGAAACGCTTGTGCGCCTCTTCCGCGACCTGCCGAACAAGAACGTTATCCTTAGCGCCAAGCAGGAGCCGAACAAAGACGAGCTCACTGGCGTAATCAAATATGGGCCAGCAATGCCTGGAGCGAAGCTCGGCAATAAGCTGCCCTACTTCTTCGACGAGGTATTCCGCCTCGGTATCGGCCAGACCCCGCAAGGGGAAAAGTATCGATTCCTGCAGACCCAACCGGATCTGCAGTTCGAAGCGAAAGACCGAAGCGGGGCGCTGGCTGCGGTTGAAACGCCTGTTCTAAGCGCTGTCTTTGCAAAGATACTCGGAGTATAACATATGGCACAACTGAATTTCGACGCGACCCAAGTCGAACCGGATACCGGATTCGATACGGTTCCGGCGGGATGGTACAACGTGATGATGGACGAGTCCGATCTCAAGCCGACCAAGGACGGCCACGGGACGTATCTCCAAGCGCGTTTCAACATCCTCGACGGCCAGTACAAGGGTCGCAAGCTGTTCACACGGCTTAACATCCGCAACGCCAACGCCCAAGCGCAGGAGATCGCTCTCCGTCAGCTGTCGGCGATCGGTCACGCGGTCGGCGTTCTGCACATCGCAGACTCGCAGCAGCTTCACGGCATCCCGTTGAAGGTGAAGGTCAAGATCCGCAAGGGCGACGACAACTACGAGGACCAGAACGAGATCATCTCGTACAAGAACATCAACGAACAGGTCGACACCTCGGGTGGCGGTCAGGGCGCTGGTGCTCCTCCGGTTCCGCAGGGGTTCGCTCCTCCGCAGCAGCAGCCTGGATTCGCTCCACAGCCGCAGCCGCAGCAGTTCCAACCTCAGCCGACGCCGCAGCCACAGCCGCAACAGTTCCAGCCGCAACCGCAACCTCAGGCTCAGCCTCAGTTTGCTCCGCAGCCGGAAGCGCAGCCTCAGCCGCAACCGTGGGCGCAACCTCCAATGGCGACGGCACCTCAGCCGCAGCCGCAGGAGCAGCATCCGTTCCAGACACAGCCGCAGCCTCAACCGCAAGGTCAGCCGCAGCCGTGGAACGGGGGCCAAGCACAGCCGCAGCCGCAGCCTCAGCAGCAGCCGCAGGGTCAACCCGACCCTCACGCCGCTGCCGCGACTCAGGCTCAACAGCAGCCGCCGCCCTGGGCGAATCAGGGACAGCCGCAAGGCTGAACTACAGCCGGGCCTTCGGGTCCGGCTGCTCGTTGAGGGGTGTCGTAATCCATTATGGGCGGCCACGCTCACCCCTCTACCAGCAGCCGGAGTTCTTAAGTGGGTCATCTAACACACGCGCTTCAAACGATGCGCGCGATTGACAGCATGATACAAGCTGATCAGGGCGCCTCGTTCCGAGGATGGCTTGGGCGTGTGTTACCACACATCGGCGACGCATATCGGTCCGAAGAGGAGAGCTTCCGCGGGCACATGGGCGCGTCTCTGATGGGTAGCGAGTGCGCTCGTTCTATCTGGTACAACTTTCGTTGGGCGACCAAGAGCAATTTCGACGGTCGTCTGCTCCGTCTCTTTAACCGTGGGCACCTCGAAGAAGGGCGTATCATTGCGCAGCTTCTAATGATAGGTGCGCAGGTCTGGCAGCAGGATGCAAATGGCAAACAGTTCAAAATCTCTTGGGCCGAAGGTCATGCTGGTGGATCGGGAGACGGGTTGGCGCTTGGCATCCCTGATGTCCCCGAGATCTGTCTTGTTCTTGAGTGCAAGACGCATGGGGAGAAGTCATTTGTCGAACTTGCTGGCAAGCTACCTGAATGGCGAGCTTACGTTCGCGGAGAAGGTTCCTTCACAGGCAAAGGAGTAAAAGCAGCTAAGCCCGAGCACTACGTTCAGATGCAAATCTACATGCGTAAGATGGGCTACACGATGGCGCTGTACGTTGCCGTCAACAAGAACACAGACGACCAGTACATGGAGCTGATAACGCTCAACCCTGAGATAGCAGATCAGTTCATTGACCGCGGTGACAAGCTGGTATGGCTAGAAGCAGCGCCCACCAAGATTAATCCAAGCCCTGGCTTCTTCTTGTGCCGCTTCTGCGACCATCGTCCGGTCTGCCACTTGCGGGCAACCCCTGCCATCAACTGTCGCACCTGTCAATTCAGCAAGCCTGTTGCGAATGCCGCTTGGGTATGCAATAAGCACAACATGGAATTGACACGTGAGAAACAACAGGTCGCTTGTCCCGACTGGAAAGTAGCGGACGACTTCTAATGTCTGTGCCGTTAGGCGGATTTCAAGACCGCCCTTATCAGACAGAAGCCGTTAACTCCATTTGGGACTACTTCCGAGGAGCAAGCGGAAACCCGCTAATTGCGATGCCGACTGGCACGGGCAAGAGTGTGGTCATCGCTCGGTTCTTACAGTCGGTCTATATACCGTATCCGCAGCAACGAATCATGCTCCTAACCCATGTTAAGGAGCTCATCCAACAGAACTATGAGAAACTTCTAGCTCTGTGGCCGTTCTGTCCTGCTGGCATCTATAGTGCAGGGCTCGGCGAAAAGAATCATATGTGCCCTATCACCTTTGCGGGCATACAATCGGTCTGGAAAAAGTGGGCGCTGTTCGGTCATATTGACCTTGTGCTTATCGACGAAGCACACTTGCTCAGTCCTAACGATCAGACAATGTACCGTTCGTTTCTTAACGGCCTGAGGTCACGGAACCCGCTGCTGAAGGTGGTTGGCTTCACTGCAACCCCTTGGCGGCTCGGCCACGGTCACCTTACAGATCCATCGGTCGACAGCAAGGGGAACGAGATTCCACCGCTGTTCACAGACGTCTGCTTTGACATCACAACGATGGACGCATTCAACCGTCTCATTGCTGAAGGGTATCTGCTTCCACTTGTGCCGCGCAAGACTAAGCTCGAGTTGAGCACGGACAGTCTGCATATCCGCGGTGGCGAGTATATCGAAGGGGAGATGCAACAGCTCTTCGATAAAGATGAGATCACTGAAGCTGCTATTCGTGAAGCAATGCATATCGCTGCTGAGCAGAACCGTCGTAAGTGGCTGGTCTTTGCGTCCGGCGTGGACCATGCAGACCACATTGGACAGATGCTCGACCAGTTCGGCGTCCCTACAGGTGTCGTCCATAGCAAGCGAGCAGGTCGAGACGAGTCCATTGCAGCGTTCCGCCGCGGTGAGCTAACTGCTCTCGTGAACAACAATGTGCTAACCACAGGCTTCGACGACCCTAGCATCGACCTTATCATTGTGCTTCGCGCAACCGCTTCCTCTGTGCTGTGGGTTCAGATGCTTGGCCGTGGTACGCGACCGCTCTACATGCCAGGATTCAACCTTAGCGACATTGGCGGTAGGCTTGCATCCATTGCAGCTAGCGCGAAGCAAGACTGCCTTGTGCTTGACTACGCCCGCAACACAGCACGACTCGGACCTGTGAACGACCCTGTCCTTCCCCGCCGCAAGGGTGAGGGTGGAGGTACAGCGCCGGTCAAGGAATGCCCGAAGTGCGAGTGCTACGTCCACGCGAGCCTTAGATGGTGCAACGGTATCCTACCGAGCGGAGCGAAATGCGATAACGAGTTCACGTTCGAGGTTAAGTTCAAAGCGGACTCCGGCACCGACGACCTTATCAAGGGCGAAATGCCCATCACGGAGGTATTTCATGTTGACCATATCTCAGTTGACGAGCATCGCAAGCTCGGAAAGCCTCCTAGCGTCAAGATTACCTACTATTCCGGATATAAAGCCTGGAGCGAATACCTCTGTCCCGAACACGCTGACTGGGCTGGTCGCAAAGCAGCCAAGATCTGGAAGGAACGAGCAGGAACGCCCCTACCGGCTAGCACCTCCGAAGCTATCGCTCGAATCAGCGAGCTTAAGATGCCTACCGAGCTCCGTATATGGACAAATCGAAAACCGTATCCTGAGATTATGGCTTATTGCTACGATGGAACATCGTTCGGAACCAAAGATCCAAACTCCGCTCCGTTCGTTGCCGACGTTGAGGTTCGAGGCGTAAGCAATTCGCGCGTTGCTCCACCGACTGGAGTAGCGGCATTCGACACGGATCTGGACGACGACGTGCCGTTCTAAATAACGCTTGCATATCAGCAGACCTTTTAGTACAATGCGCGGGTAAGGAGCAGTCAAATGGAACCGATCTTTTTTCTTATCCGCCGTACGGCTCGTCAGATCCGCATTCAGGCAGCCGATTCATTCCCATCAAGCGAGACGTTTGTGCCACTTAGTCCGCGCCACCCGCAAGCCCATCAAGCGAAGTGCCTCATTGACGCTTTCGCGGTCGCTGCTCGTGGTCTGTCGGAGAAGCAGCTCACCGCGCCAGAACTTCTCAAGCGCGCCGAACCGCTTATCATGCCGGACGAGTTCGCTCGCCTCAAGGCTATGTCCAACACGCAAATCGTTCTGCGAGCTGCCTGATGTACGTTAGCATCAATATGGACGACCTACAGTTCGTCCACAAGCATCGTGACGCTGAGGTGGTGCGCCACCTAGCTTGGCTGGAGATGCCAGGTCATTCGGTTACGATAGAGAATACAGACCGTGAGTTCTTCCTCGCTAAGATGTCGGGGTTAGATCTACGGATGCTGTACAAGAACACGACCGGCCTCGACATCACTGGGACCGAGCATATTGTGGTCAGGGAGATGCTGGCCACACTTGTCGAGGAGAAGCTCAAAGCTGCTCACGCAAGTCTCAGCGAACTTGAAGCACAGGTAGCAGCCGTTGAAGACGACCTTTACGCTGGTATCGCGTACACCTATGCGCTCGGAGCGAACAAGCCAGCCAAGCAGGAAGACCTGTTCCACTTACACACAGCGCCGCTCAACGCGATTGAAGCGCAGGAAGCCGCTACACGGGCCCCACAGCGCCGCAAGGTGCGCAGCGCTACCCCAACGGCGGCACCGGCGGCAGCGCGCCCCATGCCGCCCCGTAGCGCCGCTACGCGCATGAACAGCGTTCGCCCCACCATTTGGGCCGTGGCAGACGAAATGTGGGAAGCGGCTGGTAAGCCGACCGACAAGGACGTCGTCCTCGCACTACGCAAGGAGATGATGGCCAGATTGGAGACGGAGAAAAGCATCAAGCGCACGAGTTCGAGTAACGAGCTTGGTAACTGGATGAAAAGTCGTATCTCATAAATAAGGGCTTGCATTGTTACGGGCGGAGTGCTAGCCCCCTTATAGTCCGCCCATGGACAACGGAGATGAAAATGGCAGAAGAGAAGACTGCGGAAGAAATCGCCGCAGAAAAGGCCGCCGCCGACAAGGCGAAAGCCGACGAGAAGGCTCGCAAGGACGCCGAAAAGGCGGAAGCCAAAGCCAAGAAGGAAGCCGAAAAGGCTGCCGCGGCTAAGGCTCGCGAGGACAAGAAGGCGGCGGAAGCTGCCGAGCGCCAGCGCAAGAAGGACGAAGCCGCCGCAGCGCGTGAAGCGTCCCGTATGCCGGAGCAGAACGGTATCCGCCGGCCGAAGCCGGACGGTCTCTGCGGCAAGGCGTGGGCCATCTTCGACGACATCAGCAAGCAGAACGGCGCTCCCGCGTCGATCGGCGAGTCGATGGAAGTCGCTCGTTCGCAGGGCCTGAACGAAGCCAACGTCCGCGCCGAGTACGCTCGCTGGCGGAAGTTCTTCGGCATCAGCGGTCGCGTCGAAGACCCGCGCAAGCTCGCGGAGAAGGCGGCTGCCGAAAAGAAGAAGGCGGATGAAAAGGCTGCGGCCGCTGCTGCGAAGCAGACTGCCAAGCAGACCGAGAACGCCTAACTTCCAATACCCGCCGAAACCTGCTAGGGGTCGTTCTTCGGAGCGGCCCCTAGCTACCTCCCGGAGGACCAGTGTCAATCAATACCCAACCAATCGAGAAGCGAGCCTTCAGAACCGACGGCCTTCTCCACGTTCACTCCATCTTTGAAACCATCCAGGGCGAAGGGCCCTTCTGCGGTTTCCCCTGTGTCTTTGTTCGCCTAACCGGATGCAACTTACAATGCCCGGGCTGCGATACGGACTACACCTCCAAACGAACCTCGATGACGGCGCAAGCCGTTTTGTCGTCTGTGCAGGAACTCCGCAAGGAAGGACTGGTCGTTATCACAGGCGGCGAACCGTTTCGACAGGACATCCGTGAACTGTGCTGGCAGCTTCACGAGCACGGTTTCTTCGTGCAGATCGAATCGAACGGAACCCTCCAGCCCATCGGCGGGTTGCCGTGGGCAACGGATCCAACAAAGCGATTTGGCGTGTACATGGTTGTCAGTCCCAAGACTGGCAAGGTGCATCCTGATGCGCTGTTCCGCGCATGTGCGCTCAAGTACGTTGTCGAAGCCGGTAATGTTGGTCTCGATGACGGATTACCGCTTCAAGCTCTCCAACACACGGCGTCCCCTTGGGTTGCTCGACCGCCCGAGGGTTGGGACAGACCTGTGTACGTCCAACCGATGGACAGCCAGGATGTCGAGAAGAACAGGATGAACAACGCAGCGGCGGTTAAGTCCTGCCTACTGTTCGGTTACATCCTCCAGGTCCAGATCCACAAAGTCGTAGGAGTCGAATAATGTGCTCTGTCTTTGGTGCGCTCATCTGGAGCGCTTCGCCGTCCGCCGTGAAGGGCGCAAACTTCGTCCTCGAGCATATCTTCAACGCTAGCTTCGAACGTGGCCGAGACGGATGGGGCTTCCACGTTCATGAAAGTCCTGCTAAGACAACTGGTCAGAACTACGAACGTAAATCGACCGAACGCATGTCGCGACCGGAGTCCAACGACTATTTCGATGCGTTCCGGTTAATGGACAGCGCTGTCATGATCGGCAATACTCGTGCTGAACCGACGACCGAATATGTTGAGACGAAGCGGGACTTCGACCAGCAACCCTATCGCGCCGGCAAGTGGAACATCGTTCATAACGGAACTATCGCAAACGACAGGGAGCTTCGCGAAGCATGTGCTCGGAAGTTCGTCGCCCTACCTACGACGGTTGACAGCGCCGCAATCGCGGAGCTACTTGCGAGCGAGGACCGAGCAACCGACATCTATGGCTGTGGTCAGTATTTCCAGATGCAGATCGCTAAGCTCAAGGGCAGCTACGCTATCCTAGCCACACATGACGACCATCCGGACGCAATGTTCGTTGCCTGTAACTATCGACCTGTATGGTTCGCCGCAGCGACTAACGGATGCTTCTTTGCTAGCTCGCGGGACTATTTTCCGACGTTCCTTGTGCCGCAGATGCTCGAACCATATAGCTGTTGGCTGTTCACTCCTGAGCTAAAGCACAGGCTTGACACGCCCGACAGGGTGACTCAGCGAGCGCTCGTGGTATGCAGCGGCGGCATGGACAGCGTCGTTGCGGCAGCCTACGTCAAAGCGAATGGGTGCGACGTTACGCTGCTCCATTTCCGCTACGGTAGCCGGGCTGAAGGTCCCGAGCAAGATGCTATCCGCAACGTAGCTGAAGCTATGGGCGTCGATGTGGTCTTTAAGTCCATGGCTATCTATGGGCAAGATGATTCTCCTTTGCTCCGTGCCGACGACCGCATAGCTGGAGGGGAAGCTGGCGCTGAGTTCGCCTATGAATGGGTTCCGGCGCGGAACTTAGTGATGCTATCGCTTGCCACAGCTTACGCCGAAGCCAATGGGTTCGACACACTGGTCCTCGGTAACAACCTCGAGGAAGCTGGCGCCTATCCGGACAACGAACCTGAGTTCATTGCACGGTTTAACGACCTGCTCCCATTTGCGATCGGCGACGGGAAGAAGCTGAAGGTCATCATGCCCGTCGGCAATCTTATGAAGCATGAGATTGTTGCAGCGGGTATTGAGCTTGATGCTCCGCTTCACCTCACGTGGAGCTGCTATCGCGCTGGCGACAAGCATTGCGGAACGTGCGGCCCGTGCTATATGCGGCGCACGGCATTCAGAATTAACGGATTGCCAGAGGTAATCGAATATGAGGGAGGGAACGAATAGTGTACTACGTCACTAAGACTTATGACCACAACCTTGGCCTGAGCGCTTGCTTCCGCCAGCCTGGTGCGGAGTCGCACTGCAAAGACCCTCACGGATACCCGTTGAGCTTCAAGCTCACGTTCGGTGCGGTCAAGCTCACAAAGGATAATTGGGTCCTCGACTTCGGCGGTCTCAAGCCAATCAAAGAGTGGTTGTGCAAGAACTTCGACCACCGCACCATCCTCGCGCAGGACGACCCCGCCCTTCCTGACTTCGTCGCGCTCTACAACAAGTGGGGCTTCGACCTCATTAACATCCTGCCTGGCGTGGGATGCGAGTCGTTTGCCAAGTACGTCTTCGATTACGTCGACGACTGGCTCGGCGAAGAACACTTCCTCGAGTGCGATACCCGAGGGCTCCAAATCATGTCTGTCGAGGTGCGCGAGCACGGCGGCAATAGCGCCATCTACGCGAGGGACTAATGGGAACGCAAGTCATCAGCTACAAAGAACTCGCCGCGCTAGCGCACGACGCAGCCGACCGAATTCGCCTGTACTTCAAGAACCGCGGCATCGTGGATACGCACTTAACGGTCTATCCTGTCCCGCGCGGCGGGGTGCCGGCAGTGCTATCGCTCTACCGTGCGCACATGAAGCTCGAGCTTACCGACAACCCGTTGGAAGCTGACTTCATCTTCGACGATCTTATCGACACCGGCAAGACGAAGGAGAAGTTCGGAGACAAACCGTTCTTCGCTCTCATCGATAAGCGGAACTGGGCGTTCGGCGAGGATTGGGTCGTGTGGCCGTGGGAAGGCGACAGCGTCGGTGGTATCGAAGACAACATCCGTCGCCTGCTCCAGTTCATTGGAGAGAACCCCGAACGCGGCGGGCTCGAAGAGACTCCTGCTCGCGTCGCCAAAGCCTGGGCGTTCTGGTGTAGCGGATACGACCAAGACATCGGTGCTCTGCTCAAAACGTTCGAGGACGGCGCTGAGGGCTGCGACGAAATGGTGGTCGTCAAGGACATCCCGTTCTATACGCACTGCGAGCATCACATGGCGCCCTTCTTTGGCACGGCGACTATCGCTTACTTGCCAGACAAGAAGATTGTCGGCTTGTCCAAGTTGAACAGGGTGCTGAACGCCTACGCTCGTCGGTTACAGGTGCAGGAGCGCCTAACGGCTCAGGTCGCGGATGCGCTCATGGAGCATCTGAAACCGCTCGGCTGCGGCGTTGTGGTCAAAGCACGGCACCTCTGCATGGAATCGCGGGGCGTCTGTCAGCAGGGACATCACACTGTCACAAGCGCTCTTCGAGGGGTGTTCAAGGATGAACCATCGGCTCGTGCCGAGTTTCTACAGCTTGCGAGGTAACTAGCGAACTGCTAGGGTAAGCCCATGCACATCTACATGGCCGCGGTCTACTCCAATAGTTATCCGGAGGGAATGAACCGCTACGTCAAATTGAACGAACGGGAACGGGAGATCCTCATGGGTCTCCCGCACATCCTCGAGTCGTGGCACTATGTAGGTAAGCAGTCGTTCGTTGACCACATGCGCCGCAACGGAGCGCAGATCTTCCTCGACTCTGGTGCGTTCTCGGCGTACACCTTGGGCGTTGAGTTATCGGTGCGGGAGTATTGCGAGTACATCCAAAAGAACGAGGATATCATTCGCAAGGAAGACGGCATCCTTATGGCGTCGGTGTTGGACGGTATCGGCGACCCACTTAAGACATATCGCAACCAACTTGAAATGGAGGCACGAGGTGTTCGGCCATTACCCTGTTTCCACTTCGAAGAGGACTCCCGCTACCTCGATTACTACGTGGCGAACTATGAGTACATTACGCTCGGAGGCATGGTCGGCGCGTCTACGGCGCAACTTCGGAATTGGCTTGAGCGAGTTTGGGAGAATCATCTACTGGATGGATCCGGGCGCGCTAAGATTAAAGTTCATGGATTCGGTATCACAGCGGTTCCACTTATGGAGGAGTTCGATTGGTACTCCTGCGACTCCTCTTCATGGATTCAGTCTGCTGCCTTTGGGTCTATCGTTATGCCAGGAGCTAGCACCTCCAACCCTGCTTGGCCAATCGCTGTCTCAACCAAGTCCCCTAGTCGGCACGATTGGGGCCAGCATATCACTACCCTCAGCGAACCAGAGAAGGACTTTGTCTTTGGACTGCTTGAGCGCTATGGCTTCGACTATGAACGAGTAGGAGAGGTCTACGAGTCCCGCGCTGCCTTCAACCTTTGGGCGTTCGGTGAAATCAATAAGATAATGGATGAACGCCGTCGCGCTTGTTACCTTGAGGGTAAACAGCAAGACCTTTATGGGATGCTTCAGTAATGCTCAAGGACCTCAAGTTCGTACAGGGTGCGGTCGGTAAGAAGGACTTGCTGCCCGCTATGACGCACTTTCGTATCGAAGGCGGGCACGTCCGCAGCTTCAACGGGCAGATGGCTATCAGCAGCCCAATAGCGTTCGATATCGACTGCAACCCGAAAGCGGTCCAGCTTGTCAAAGCAATTCAGCAATGCGAGGAAGCTATCACGCTCAGCATGACTGCTGGCGGGCGCTTGCGTATTGAGAGCGGTCGGTTCCGTGCGTTCGTCGAAACGATCGAAGGTGAGACCGTCCACCCGCTACCCGAAGGTGAGCCAATCCAATTTAACGGTGAGGAGCTGCTCGCAGCGTGTAAGACGCTACAGCCGTTTATCGGTAACGATGCATCACGGCCATGGGCAAACGGCATCCTGTTCCAAGGGCACTCAGCCTTCGCTACGAACAACGCCTGTCTTATCGAATACTGGATCGGTACACCTGTCCCGTTCCAAGTGAACTTGCCGCGCTATTGCGTCAACGAGATTCTGCGGGTCGACGAAGCGCCTACTCATGCGCAGCTACACGACCGTTCGATCACCTTCCACTATACGGACGGGCGCTGGATACGGAGCCAACTTCTGCAAGGGGACTGGCCGTTCGAAAAGATGACGGACATCCTCAACAAGCCGTGCAACGCCAAAGCTATCCCGCCTGAGCTCTTTACGGGTATTGAGGTGCTTCAGCGCATCGCAGACGGAGCAAGCCGCGTGTACATCAATAACGGGCTGCTACGGACCCACACAGAGGACTTCACCGGCGGCACATACGAGGTCGACGATATCGACTTTGACGGTTGCTATAACATCGCCATGCTAGGTCTGCTGAATGGCGTAGCGCATACCGCGGACTTCGCCCTGTACCCCGAGCCAGCGCTGTTCTTCGGCGAGCGGGTGCGCGGAGCCATTATCGGAATGCGGATGTAATGCGTAACGACGCAGTCGGATTCTTTTGGGACGACACCCCTCCGCCGAAACCTCCTAAGAAGGAGAAGGAAAAGCGGCAACCACCGGAGCCAGTGTGGTTACGTCCAGACTACCTGCCTGGGCTCGAAGAAGCGCTGAGGTTCCCCGTCGAAATAATGACGATGCAGGAGCTTATCACTGCCCGCATGGAGAAGCAGGAGTTCTTGCAGGACACCGAAGTTTATCCGAACTACTTCCTGTCAGTGTTCACAAACCTTGTCACCGGCAAGATTGCGTTTGTGGAGATGTACGACGGTCACCCGCTTGACACGCGCAAGCTCCAATGGCTGCTTGAGTCGTTCACCATCGTTACCTTCAACGGTATCAACTACGACTTGCCTATTAACGAGATGGCTGTAGCCGGTGCTGATTGCACAGCGCTCAAGACCGCTAGCGACCAAATCATTATTGAGGAAATTCGCGGTCAGGACATCAGGCGCAAAGCGAAAGCGAAGGCGCTAAAGGTTGACCACATTGACCTTATTGAAGTCGCGCCGCTGTTCGCCTCGCTTAAGACGTATGCTGGTCGCCTCCACGCGCATAAGATGCAGAACTTGCCGTTTCACCCAAGCACGTTCCTATCTGCTGAGCAGCGCGCCATCGTCCGCTGGTATTGCTGCAACGATACAGCCAACACGAAGCTCCTACGTGAATGCCTCAACGAACAGATTGAGCTTCGCTACACGCTCTCCAACGAGTACAAGATCGACCTTCGTAGCAAGTCGGACGCGCAGATCGCTGAAGCGGTTATTGTGGAGGAGATTAAGAAGCGTACAGGGAGCAAGCCTGAAAAGATTAGCATCCCTGTAGGCACGACTTACTTCTACAAAACGCCCGCCTTCGTTAAGTTCCGGTCCCCGCTCATGCAGTGGGCCCTCACCGTTATCGAGCGCGCCCGTTTCATCGTGGGCGAACATGGCTCCATCATAATGCCTGAGGAGGTTAGTGCTCTTGCGCTCGACATCAATGGTGCCGTTTATCGGATGGGTATTGGCGGTCTGCACTCAAGTGAACAGTCGACCGCGCACTACACGGACAAAGACTATGTGCTACGGGACATTGACGTCACGAGCTACTACCCCTTCATCATCCTTAACTGTGGGCTTTATCCGCCCGCCCTTGGACCTGTCGCGCTACAGATTTATCGCAGCATCGTTGATCGTCGCATCACAGCTAAGAAGGCTGGCAACAAGCCAGTGGCCGACTCCCTCAAGATCGTTGTCAACGGATGGTTTGGAAAGCAGGGCAGCAAGTATTCCATCCTATATGCGCCTGACGGACTAATCCAGACAACGGTAACGGGTCAGCTGTCCTTGCTTATGCTGATTGAGCGACTGGAGATGGCTGGCATCCGTGTGGTCAGCGCCAATACGGACGGAATCGTCATTAAGTGCCCGCGCACGATGATGCACGTTATGGACGCAATCGTTAAGGAGTGGGAAGATGACACAAAATTCCCGACCGAAGAAACCCGTTACCTCGCACTCTACTCCCGCGACGTCAATAACTACATTGCCGTTAAGCAGACCGAACAAAAGAATCCAGACGGCTCTGTCACTTGGCTCGAACAACCCTCGGGGACCAAGAACAAAGGGGCTTATGCCAATCCTTGGTCGAGTAAGAAGAACCTTGCTGAACGTCTGCACAAGAATCCGACAACTACTATCTGCGTTGAAGCGGTCGAGCAATTCCTGATTAAGCAGACCCCGATTGACCACACTATCCGGTCCGAGCAGGACTTCACTAAGTTTGTGTCCGTCCGCAGTGCCAGCGGTGGCGCGGTCAAAGTATGGGGACAGGTGCCACCCGATCACGAGACGCCAGAAGAGCTGGTCAAGATGGCGGGGTTCTACGAAATCGCTAAGAACTCATGGGTGCTCGAAGGGGAGACGTTGCGCGACGCTCGTTATCTACACGTCGCTTATGACCTCGCCAAAGACCTTACACGCTTGCCCGGAGAAACAGAGTACATCGGCAACCCTGTGCGCTGGTACTACTCGACCGAGGTGCAAGGGGAGCTCGTTTATGCCAAGTCAGGCAACAAAGTCCCACGCTCGGAGGGTGCGAAACCCTGTATGGTCCTACCTGACACGCCTCCCGTGGATATCGATTACGATTGGTATATTACTGAGTCTGTCCGGATCTTGAGGGACATTGGCGCAATCCCTCCAGAAGATGCCAAGTAATGCGGGCCGTTTTAAGGGGTGCTACAGCGCTGAAAACGCACCGGCCGCCGTATGGGTGGCGGCGGGGTGGCGATCGGGGCCTGTGCCGCGGCTGTGGGCCCCGTAGGGTGCATCAACGCGGGGCGCTGTAACCCCTATAGCCGCTGCCACCGAAATCACCCGATAATCTGCGCTGCTTTCCGAGACCGCAAGCCTAGTCTTGGGATACCAATCACGCGCCTACGCGGAGGGAACCATTCTGGTTCGGCGTACTTCGTCCACATAGCTGGACGGGTAAAGGATAGACCCACATTGCCAAGATCGAAATCCTCGACAAGGAAGGGCCGACGCATTGGCGGATGCCATGCTTCCTCGCGGTACAGGTATTCCTTGAGGAGGATACGAGTGCCAGGAAGCTGCTCTATTCCAGATCCACCTCCAGGATCGGGCAGCAGCGCAAAGTCGATAACAACGCTGGGCGTGACAGGTGGAGTGTACGTCCCAAGAAAGTTGAACGTTATGCTAGGAGTGACGGGAGGAGAGTAAGGCAAGTTACGCTCCTGCTACGTTGTCGAAGACCTGTGAGTTGAATGTAGTGGGGTCCGAACCGACAATGCGAACCCGCGGGCGCCCCATACAATGAGCTGTCCAGGCGCCGGTAACGTCGCTATAAACGGTGTCGAGCAGTTCACCCGAATCCCGATCGTAGACGTCAACTCGTTTGAAGGGTACATTGACGCCACTCTCCTGCGTGACCCCGCTCACCATTGTGATTGGCCCTGGCGGATTAAAGTTGCGATGCTGCACGTCAGCTGGATGAGGACGAGCTACAGCGGCAATGCTGAAGTCGGGAGTGAACGCTGTGTTCGTCTCATGCTGCTCACAGACATTGCGAGCGAGCGTATATTGGTTCACCGACAGGTCAAGATAACCTGTGGGCGCTGTATCAACAAAGGATGCCGAATCCAAGTTGAAGGTCCAAATAGTTCCGGTCAACGACGCCCAATAAGCGACCACGAACGTTTGCAGAGCGATACCGCTAATATCGATACCACCAACCAACGTCACCGGATCGTTCAGTGCATTGTTGTTCCAGTTACCGCCATTCGTACGAAACCAGATAAGCCTATTACGCGGACTGATAGCAACGCCAATTCGATTGCCAGCAGCATAGGCTTGAATTGTTGCAAGCGTCGCGCCATTATTTCGAACTGTACCAGCAGGCAAGTACATGACAGAATCTAGTTGCGTCTGCATGTCGGTTGTGCCAACATTGCATCCTGAGCAGACACCAATTTCCGGCGTACCTGTGGAAGCTCCAAGAACGGCCTCAAAGTAAGTGTCACCTGTCATTCGACGGGCAGATACACCTCCGCCAGCGCCAGTTGAGTTGGCATTTAGCTTAGAGGCGTTGAGGGTAATGTTACCTGACTTCCTGGTAGAGTCAAGAACGTTAGTTGTTGGCGCTTGAGGACGCACAACAAGAATAATCTGGTAGTCGCCATTTCCAGCGCCGCCAGCATAACCGAAGTTACTGCTTACAGCTCCATCGGAACCAAGCAATCCTCCAGCAAGGATAGAAGACGACTCGTTAGCTGTGCTAGATTGAAGAGTTGCGCCAGCGCTACTGCTGGCCGTGTTGTTCAGTCGAGCAGAGCCCCAATAGATTGCATAGTCATTAGTCCGCGGAGTGGCGTCTGTGGTTACTGTTCGCGTAGCACTATAAGACCCGTTACGAGAGCTGGATGAAGTGCGAACGATTGCAGCCGATCCAACGAATACGATTATTCCAATAATTCCGAAATAGGTGCCACCGAAGGAGACAGTAACGTTTCCTTGAGCAATGTCAGCAGCATTTAGAAGTTTTGTGTAAGTCGCTCCGTTATATCCGCTGCCCGGCAAGACATCAACTAGAGTCCAAGTCTCTCCCGCTGCACCAGCAACGGCAGTGATGCCAAATCCGTGTCCCGCGAAGACATAGCAAGTGTCACCCGCAGCTGAACCAGCCGGAAGTGAGATAGCTTGACTGCTAACGCTATTGGCGTATTGGACGCCTGACCCGCGGACAGCGATAGCCACAGGTTAGCTCCAGGTGTCCGAATACTCCACAATCACCTGTCCGTTCTCAGCAAGCGGAGCACCGTTAATGTAGGCTTGGATATTTAGGCCGATAAGTGACTTACCGTTCATGTTCCCGCCTACAACGGTAAAGGCGTCGAGATGGTTAAGCGGTCGATCGTGCATCGGGCACCACAGTCCTGGCAGATAACCGCGAAGGGCATTGCTGTGGCCGACCCAAACGGGAGCGAGCGCTAGTGAACCATCTGGTCCATTCGGTGCGGGCCAAAGCGGGGTTGAAACACCGACGTGATAACGTCCGAGTGCAGAGTTCGGACCGTTTACAGGAGCGAACTGAGTTTGCGTATCGTTGGAATAGTTCCCCCACATACCGCCCTGTGAGCCCCAACTGAGGAACCGACTCCAGTCGACCGGCTTGCCCCATTTGACAGAACCGCCGACGCCAGTCCAATGTCGTGCGATATAGTGCCCTGGCAGACCAGCGTTAAGCGTGTTGATATTGCCGTTAGTTTGACCGTGACTTGTAGCGCCCATCGAATCATAGTTGCCGCCGGCTTGGTTCTCCGTAGTCCGCGCCATGATAAATACGGCATATAGGTCGTTGACTTTGAACGACTTAAAGTCGCCGAAGCTCATAGTCGTGCAAGCAAGCGGAACAGCTACGTCGCCGGATTCAATAAAGAGATAAAACGTCTGACCGTTAGCGATACACGTCCATTGACGCGCAGTAGCGTCCGCGGTTGCAGACTTACGGCAGACAAGATACCCGCCGGTGACGGTCGTGCCAGACTGCCCACTGGTCGGAAACTGCCCCGTACCCGTCGGCGTGATAGCTGACATAGTTTCGAAGCCGCAAACGCGAGCCTCTCTTGACGAACCAGCGCCGGGCCCCGTATCATCGACGTATATGTACATCGGATTCGCGGTATTGTTCGCGCCTGTTGCGTTCTGCCGATAAGCAGCTTTGTTCGTCGCTGAGAACGCCTTGGTCCACCCCGCCGCCGTTATCGCGCCGTATCCGTTAACGAGGATAGCATCAAGCAAGGCGACAAGCGAGCCTGTCTGCCCGGTGAGGACGGGAGCGCTAGCGTCCGTCGACTTGTAGATGCGGACGGTCATTAGAGGATCTCAGCGAAGTAGAGCGTACCGTTCATCAGGAGGGCGCTGCCAGGAGCAGTGTCCAGACTGACCACAGCAGCCTCGCTAAGGCCAATAGTTGGACGGTCGTCTGGCGGCCAGAACAGTTGATAGCCGTTGACGATGTTGTACACGTCCTGAAGGATATTGGCGGTCGTACCCGAGGTCGTAGCTTGGGTCGTATCATTTACACGAGCGGTGACCGTTGCACCCGCATCACCGCGGACCATTTTCTGCGGAGACGCAGTAGCGCCACCCGAGCCCGATGTCACGGTAGCGGAGAGCCGCTTGACCGAGATGCGCATGTTCTGCACGGTGGCGCCAGTAATCTGACCGATCACTAGACCATGCAGTTCGATTGCCATGGACCCGCCGCAGTAGACCGCGAGAAGGTCTTGTATCGCAGCCACCGAGATGCCTGCGAACGAAACGGCGTAAGTCCTACCCCTTGCCATAATACTCTATCTCCCTATGACTTCCTACCTGCGACCGAGATGGTAGCACCCCTGAGCGCCGTATCCTCAACTGCCGGAGGCTGACACGAAAGGGTATCACCAGCGACCAGCACGATATCGGAAGCCGCTGTCAACGTATAGACCCCGCCAGTGCTGATAGCAACACTTCCAACCGTCGTGACAGTACCGAGCGCAGTAATCTTCTTCAACGTGAACGTCTGCACAATGGTCGGATTCGCCTTGTGGTCAACGTTCGTACCTACCAGCCCCGCAGGAATGGTGATCGGATAGGTGATCGGCAGGTCGATAGCATAGGTGCCAGCGAACTCGCCGAATGGGAAGACCAGCGAGACCTGCGACGCAGTTGTGATGTCCGCATCGGTCGGAGGCGTGTAAGGATCAGGCGGAGTAGTCGGACCGCCAGGCGTAGCCGGATCCGCTGGCGTAGTTCCGCCGGTATCCGGTGACGTGCTCGTTGCGTCCGCAGCACCCGCAACAAAGCCCCACGACGCCCAGCTTTCCAGTCCATCACGAACAGCATAGATCTGCCATTCGCGAGTGCCGGCCGTTACACCTGTATCGATAGAGGCGGTCGTAATGCCCGGATCGAAGTTCGTAGCGACCCACGCACCCGCGCCAATGCGGTAACGGATGACAGTCTGCTGATTGGGCTCGAACTCGTTAGTGAGGTCGATAATCTTCCGCACCTTAGAGCCAAGCCTGCTACGGTTCGCCCAAGTGATGGTCTGGATACCAGTCGCCGCAGCGGGAGGAGCGAAGAACGCCCCCGCGCCGAACTTAATGGCCTCAGGCGGTAGCGGACGGGCAGAACGCTTGTTCAGCGTGATCGAGTCGAAAGGTGCGCTAGCTTCGTCAAGCGAGCTCTGGAACATATTCGGCAGCATCTTGACACGAACGGTTGCCGTGTTAGGGAATGCATCTTCTACGATGTTATCGCCAGTGATAAAGAACACAGCGTCTCCGATGGCATGTGCCGCCGGTGACGTATCGAGAACCGACCGCCATACGTTGTTGAGGGTAACGACCCCGCTGCCCGTCGTCCGTGTTTCAAACACGAACAGTTCGTTTCCGATAAGGAACATGCCACCGCCGCTCGCAGCTAGCGTCGCAGTGTTCTGATCGACCAGCGTTGGGTCAATGGTAACGCTCAGCGACGGGATAACGCCCGTTGCTAGGTTGGCGACAGCAGAGATAGCAGTGCCAAGCGTACCGATCGGAGTGAGTACCAGCCCTTCTGCCGATTCGTTGTACGTTACGCCCGCGTCCGTGGACGTGTAGATATCCATGCTGTCAGTGCCGGTAGCCGCAGACGCAGCGACCAGCAAGAGCGAGGAACTGTCAGGAAGTCCAAGACCCGCTGCCGCTGCAAAGAAGAATGGTACTTCCTTGACAATACGATTTGTTGCGCTGCTGGCGACGTAGCCAGGCCCGCTCACACTTGTACCGCTGCCGACAGGGTCACCGATAAGGGTGTCGCTAATTGCAAACTCATCTTGGACGCAGTTCCACGTGATGCGGTTGTCCGTGAGCGAACCGAGGTCAAATGTGGTCACTCGCATAACTACTTGGTTGATGTTATACGGGCCCCATGACCACACAAAGCGGTCGCCCGGCCGTAGCTTTGACCCTTCACGGTTGCACTCAATCTGAGCCGACATAAGCGGAACGGAGCCAACAGCTAGGTCGCGGGCACAGACGAAGTTTGCCAGCACAGCCGTAGTGATGCCAGGGTAAGAGGCAGTCGACGGGCGGAGACGTCCTTGCGCACCGATGTTCGCCATGTCCTGTTGCATGGCAGTTCCATCCGCATACAGCTTATCACGATTCGTGTACGTGACGCGCACGACGTTAATCGTATCTTCCCACAGCTTGCGCGTGAAGGACCGGATACCAAGAATGTTGCTCTCGTTAAAGTGCGGGAGCAAGTCGATATCACCGAAGTCGTCGCGGATGAGCTTCACAACGATTTTGCCCGTCTCCGGATCGTTGTACATGATAGCATTTATTTGACGGAGGATCTCGGTCGCGACACCCTTGCCGTCGTTCGGATTGGAAATGATTAGCGAGATGCCGTTGCCTTCATCGAACAACGTGTTTCCGCAGTCAATCATGCTATCGAGATCGAGCATCGCCGGCGAGACGTCAAGCCCGCCCCAATCCGCGGTGAACAGCTGATAGAGCGCTTCCATCGGATTAGCGTCTTCGCCGACGATGTGTTTGCCGCCAGCAAGCCCAAGCCCGTTCGGGTAGCGGGACAGCTCAGCGGAGATCTCGCGGATGGTATTCTGCTCGCCGACATTGACGTGCTCGAACACTGTGATAATGCTGCCACGGTAGGCGGGAACGTCGCCGCTACCTTGCTTGGACTGATAGTAAGCGTTGATGCCCTGCGTGAAGCTGCCACTGTAATAACGGATGCGACCAACGAACCCGCCGCCCTTCTCCTTGCCACCGTAAAGGTCTGGCTTATTGACATCGATGATCGTACCGTCGGCGGTAGCTGTACCCGACCACAGGACGTCTTTGGCGCTCCAAATCTTATGAAGCGTTACGCCAGGGCCTAAGCCCCAGTCCATGACGAGACCGACAAGGTAGTTATATCCGACAATCTGCTTCTTGGAAGTGAAGAGGCCAGTCTTAACCTTCTTCTTGATTGGTCGAGCCTCGAAGTCTCCTGCCCAAAGTGTGTTCGGTCCCTTATTTCGGATCTTACCGATGATCCAGGGCTTTGGGTCGCCTTCCTTGGCGCGAGGAAAGTTAAGGTCCGATAAGGTGGACGCGCGAGCGTTCTCGAGCTTGGGCTTCGGCGCAAGGAACAGCGACGCGATAAGGCCGACAACAAAGGCAGCGATGATAAACCAAGGCACTAGACGAGCTCACCGCTGAAGGGATTCTCCGGTGGGATATCTTCGAATCCGCCATAGTTGATGTAGTTGTTGAACTTCAACTTGCAGTCCCCCGTCCGCCCTAGATGGTTGCAACCCCTAGCGAGCTCAACCTCATCGCCGACCTGAAGATCAGCAAAGGCATATCCAACACTAACGAGAGTGCCGACGTTTGTCAATATAAGTCGACGTTCACCGTTGCGAGTATTGATAATCTCACCGCCGCGAAGGTCGTTGGTCGTGGAGGGGACACCGACAAGCGAGATTTCAGATCCGCTGATAGCTTGGACGTGTTCGGTGAACGTATTCGCGACCCGCGAAACTTGGCAGTGGTTATCATAGAGGACGTGATTGCACGGCACCTGATAATGAACGTTGGGGCACTCGCCCGACAGCGCTAGGCTGAAGATAGAAGGCACCTTCACCTTACCTGTACGGTCGGATACCTCCAGCCCGCGAACCAATCCCGTCCAGAACGTGGCGAACGTGTCATCGGGCTGCTTCCGGTACACGGTGAGCTCGAGCTTCGGCGGTACGTTGGAGAACGCATAGTCCTTCACAACATCCGTATCAAATGGAATGTCCAGATCGAGCGACAGGTTCGTATCTTCTTGCGTACCCGCCTTCACCCGCGAACGAGTTACAGCAATAGGCTGATAAAACTCTCCCGCGAACAGCTCTACTTGGTCAGACGACGTGTATAAGTAGTTCTTGAAGCTGCCGACGAACTTGTACAGCTCGATAGGGGTACTATCTTGAACAGAAGTTTCATTGTCGTCGTAAGTCGGCATTATGCAACCGCCATCCTAAGTGCCGCGTTCACAGTCGAGTAAAGCGGGTAGTGGACTAGACTGACTTCATCCCCGCCCAGGCGGACTAGCATCAAGTAAGAGATGCGTAGCACGGTCGCAGTGCTGACGTCAACCGGAATCGGTGTGACGAAGTTAAGGCGCGTCCGATCACCGAGGTTGACCACATTATCGATAGCTACCTCAAAGGTGCCGACGTCAGTTTCAATCTGAAGCTGGTCGTATGCGGGTTTCCCGAAGTATTGCGTCGCGTACTCCGTTCCCATGACGTGAATCTGACCGACTAGGAAAGGGTTCGAATCGTCCCACTCAAGGTCCTGCCTAAACGTCGGAGTGTAGAACGACTTCTGCTTGCCCTTAACCGTGTCGAGGAAGGTACGCCAGAACTCCAGTTCGTCGGGTTCGAATAGAGTTTGGATAAGCCACTTGCGATCTCCCTCCATGAACGGCTGCGTCCATGATGTGTAGTACGCTGGCTTTCCGGTCTCGTTGTCGATGGTGTCGAGGCCGACATCAAAATTCTCCTTTGCCTCCTCATCCGCAAGCGGACGACGCAGGAGCAGAGGCTTACTGTTGAAGGTTGGAATGGGAATCGTTACATCCGGCCAAGACACTTGCGGCCGAGGGTTGCTTAGCAGGACTGACAGCTGAGCGTGACCGCCCAGCGCCATCATACCTAGTCCCGACTTATTCGGGTAACGCCCGTCAAACGCTCCGCATACGATTGCACCCTTCTTGATAACCTGTGAGAAGGCTGTCGTGATGGTAACGTAGTCGGCAAAGACTTGGTCGATGGTGTAAAGGAAGTGAACATCGTCCTTGGTTGTGATAAGGACGCTCTCACCTGCGCGAAGGTCTGCGCGACGAGTGTTCGTGTACAGCTTATTATCACCGATGACGGTACTGACTTTCAAGCGCGACTGGTATTGGTAGGCGGGCGCCACCACCGTCAGCCCCGAGGTCTTAAACAGCTTGTCGTAGAGGAGCTTCCTGTCCGCTTCGTCCGTGAGGGTGTAGTCCATAATGAACTGCCTACGCGGGCGCTGCCGGAGTGCAATGCGCTGCTCCGAACCATCGTAGTTCTGAAGCACGTCGGTCTTCCACTCCAGCTTCTCGGTGATCTGGTCTTCAGCAAAGATAGGCAGGATTTCTGCCAGCAATGCGAGGAAGCGGAGAGTTGCATCGTCATCGTCAAACGCGAAGTTAAATAGCGCATCGATTTGGTTCGGAGCATCCGCGCCGATGGTAGCGTGGACGGTACGCATCTCCAACCGAGCGAAGACGTCACCTGTGGTTATATCGAGCGTAAGGCCGTCAGCGTTCGTTGGCGTGATAACGTTAAGCGTTTCGGGTCCGAGGAATGCATTCCAGAGTTGGAACGGAATCGGTACGCCCCGTTTCGGGTTCTGCACGTCGAGCACCGACGGCAGTGGCCAGATGCGGAAATAGAAGATGTCTGCAAAAGCGCGTAGGACGGAACCTGTGCTAGCAGGCAAGATGTAATGGGATGGCGTTGCGATTGCATCGTCAGCCGCTACAAGGATCTCCGAGAGCGTTTCGGGTACGGCTACAGACCCGCCTGACAGGAGACCTGTCTTTAGCGCTTCAGTCGTGCCACGGTCGGCTCCAATGGGTCCTAGTATCACGCATCCACTTTCTTGACAGCGATGCCATAATTGAGGGTATTCGTAAAGGGTGCTGGATTAGCTCCATTGTTCTTGGCAGCGTATGTTCCCTTCTGCTTGATAGGGAACACCATCCAAACTTCACCCGCAAAGTCCAGCTCCTGGCTAGGAGATAGACCGTCAACGTTGACGCTGCCGATACCGGGCCACTCTCCTACTTGCGTGTGAACAGTGCCTGCGATGTTGCGAACCACAAGAGGCACAGGGAAGATTGGAACTCCTCCGGTGTACCCTTGGTTATCGTAATAGTCGAGGAAGTCGAGTGCAAGCCCCGCGCTATCGCCTGGGATAGTCTGGACGCAGTACCGCGTCATTGTCTGCCGCAGTAGAGCCGCTTCAAGTGGACCGTCGGTGAAGCCAAGCGTCGGATCGACAACACCGTCAGGCAGACCTATACGAGCAGCCGTGCCAGCGAAATTGATATCCTCGCTATTTTGCTCCTCACAGTAGAAGCCGATATTGTGCGAGCCCGCACTAAAGTCCGTGAAGGCGCAAGCGTCAGCGCTGTTGCCCGTGAAGTACGGGTTCCACTGCCACCAGATGTGATAGCAACCAAACGCATACGGAAGATTGACCGCGTGGAGACCCTTGTTGTCGACGTTGCCGAAGCTGAAGTGGTTGTATCGAGCGTTGCCAGTCTGCATGACCACATGACAATAAGTAGCCGCATCGTCAGTGAAGAACCAGATGTTCGGAAACGGCCCAGCCATGTCGTTCGTGATAGCAGGCTTAGCAGTATAGCCAGCTGATAGACCGATATCCGCTTTCTGGAACGCGCACTTGAGCAAACGATCGTTGAACGCAGACCCTGTTCCGCCGACACCGACGTAAACGGTTGCCGCGTTAGTAGACGACGTAAATTGGAAATCATGCCCGTTCGCGTTGGTCATTTCGAGCGTGAGTCCGCCGCCGCCCGTACCGTCTGCTAACGTAGTCCATCCGTTAGCGGTAAGGAAGTTCCGCATCGCGATGAGCAGCCCGTTTAGGTCGGTTGCGTTAGTTTGAAGAAACTGCATCGCTTATGCTTCCTCGACTGCAAAGAACCCCTTCGGGGTGTTCCGGTTCTGTTGAATGAATAGGCGGTACGTTACCGCACCCTCGACAATGGTCTGCTCAGATACGCGGTTGAACCCTGGCACAGCAAAGACGCCATCCAGCGCGCCCGAAATGACGCGATAGTGCGAATCCATGATCTGGCATTGGTACATCGGCATCTTACCGCCAACAGGTGGGCGCATACAATAGAAGAAGCCAACGCTCATATCTTGCAGCGCCGATTCTGTCGAGTTGCTGCGAGTCTGGCCATAAGGCCAAATCCGTCCACCTTCAAATGGACCGTAAGCATCGTCCGAGTTGACCTCTTGGAACGAGTTTGCAACCTGCTCCCACGTCAAAGCAGAACGGTTCATATAGTACGCTGCACCAGTGCCAGGGTCGCAGAACGACCGCATACCCGAATTGTTCAAGTTGTACGGCTGAAGCGTATTGTAGGTCGCGCCAATGTAATACGGGTACGGATACTCCGCCGGCAGCGCATAGGGCAGGAAAAATCCCGCGTAGCAAGAGACGTAGTACGTTCCGAGCTTCGCGATCACAATGAATCGCGTGTCGTTCACGTAGAACCAATAGTCGATTGTGTTCTGCCAAATGTTGTAGTAAATAAGAGGGCTGTTCTCGTCCTGCGTTCCGAACGCACGGCTGGAATCGTATTGCGGATAAGCTCCGATCTTCCACGCATAAGCGTTCGTGATCGTGTTGCAGTCCGTCTGGATACCGATCTTCGGTTGCTGCCCACCGACATTGCCAGGCGCTGTGACAAGCAGAGTAGACGGATCTGTAATCGTAGCGCCAGCAGCGTACGAATCAATCGTCCAACCCTGTGCAAGCAGATACGCCCGCAGCTTGTCGAGGAGGTCGTGGTAGTCGGTTGCAGTTCCGGTCGTAAAAGCCATTAGCCCAGTATCCTCGAGATTTCCGACGCGCGGCGTTCAATGACAGAGATAAAGACCTGCTCACCTTCGGACGTGTTCATAGCGTCTAGCATGTGCCGCGGGTCAAATAGTGTAATCGACTTAACGTTCACAGGAGCGGGCGCCCCGTTCCCTGACGGTGAATCGTTAGCTCGCTGTTGTGCCGGCGTCTCCACCGTCACCCGCTCGCCGCGCGTCACGTTCATGTTAATGTTGTTCGCATCCACGCCGCTACGACCCTCGACCATAAACTGGCCGCCGGTTGCGAAGTTACCCGCAGGCGTCGAGATGATGCGCGCGACGTTTGCACCTGTCATGGCAGCGATGGCCGCAGCGTTAATCATGTTCCACGGCGGCGGACCGCTAGCGAGTGCCTTCTGAACCGCGACGATACCGTCAATCGTGGTCTGCGCAATAGCTGCCGCCTTGCCAATCATGGCGAGCTTCTTGTTGCCGCTCGAGCTCAGCTGGGCAAGGGTGCCGAAGAACTGGGACGCGCCCTGCAACCGCATCTCGCTGAACTTAGCGTCGAGCGCATACTTGGCCCGCTGAGCTTGCTCCTCGCTAAGGACGTCGGTTTGGCGGAGTCGTTCGATCTCAGCATAGAAGTTCGCTTTGTTATCGAGCAAGCGCTGCTCATCCAGCAACGGGTTAACGATGGTGCTAACCTGCGACTGGATGTACTGCTGCTGAAGCAATGCGTCGTTCTGCTTCATCAGTGCCGCCGTTTGCGCGTCAACCGCCGCAGTGGAGTTCACCCCGAGCACGATGCCCTTGGCGAGCGCTGCTTGACGGAGCGACTCGTAATAGGTGTTCCGTTCGACCTCAATACCGTACAGCCCCGCCGCCTTCGTTGCGACCGTCATGCCCTCTTCGAGCTGGAAGAACGGGTTCACTGCTTCGGCTAGCTTGCGCGAAGCTAGGACCTGTTCCTGCGAAGCACGTTGCGCGTCGATCGCGTGCTTTTCGAGCAAGATGTTGATCGCTTCTATCGATGCTGCATACGTCCGTTGCGGTTCGATAGCTGCTTCGTAGATCCGATCCATTTCAGCTTGGACGTACTTGAACTTCTCGATCGCAGTGACCTTAGCGAGAATAGCTTCCCGCTCCTTGTCAGTAAGATGGATTTTCTTCTGCGCAAGGCTCTCTTCGATTTGGTCCATCCGCTGCTGGATTTCGCGCGCGTCCTTCAGCATCTTCATGCGCGACAGCTCGTCGTCCAGCTTGAGGTTGACTTGGTCGATTGCATGAGCACGGTTCTCAGCCGTGTGGTCAACCTTCGGCTTCTTCGGCTTCTTCTCCGGACGGTCGGCAATAATCTCTTTTGCTTTCTGCCGAAGCCTTTCGTCGTGGTTGACCTGTGCTTGGGCACGGATACGCTTCAGCGTGTTGAGACCGTTCTCCAACCCCTGCTTGAACTCACCGCCCAGGTCGATGCTGTCGAGCTTTAGCATCCCGTCGGTAACACCCTTGACACCGAGGTTAATCTCATCGAACTTGCCAACGACGTCACCTAGACCCGCCTTGTTCGACAGGTTGTTAATGAAGCCGCCGATAGCATTCATCGCTTTCGCTGTACCGTTGACAAGAAGCTGAATACCCATCAGGAACAGGTTCGCGGCTGCGATACCAGCGTTATAGAAGATCTTTCCGATGTTGGAGCCAGTGACTGCAATCCACTTAACTAGGGTCACTGCCGCGGCACCGATGCCAAGGAACGCCGCGACCGCATACTTGAGGACGGTCGTTGTGACGTTCTGCCAAATGGTGCCGACCTCCTTCATGTTCAGGCCCAGCGAAGCAAGGATGTTCTCACCGAGCACTTGGAACGTGGCTTTGATGGTATCGCCCATAGTGATGGACGTGTCGCCGAGCTTCTTGATTTCCTTGTGCGTGAGCCCCAAGCTCTTGACAAACTTGTCGTTGGCAGCGGTATCGTTGAGCGCGTTCGTAAACGACCGAAACGCCAAGTAAGCAGCGCCGACCGCAACAATCACAGGCGCCCACGCAAGCGCCATCTTGCCGATCGTCAGAATGAGCGCCTTCATACCGCCGTTCATAGTCGAGGCGATATAACTCAGCTGAGAGCCCTGTTGGATGGCCACAAGCAGAGGGTTCTGCCCGCCTGCGAGCGAGACACCGATATCCTGGATCTGAGCGATGATATTGGCGTTCACCGCCGTCGTCTGACGAGCAGCTCGCTGGTAGTTCTGATGCGCGCCGGTAGTTTGGTTCAATCCCCCTACGACGCGAGTCGTTCCTCCAGCAAGAGTCTGTGCTTGATTGTTAGCTTGCGTCATCGTGTTGATGTACGCCCGCCATTGATTTCCAGCTCCCCCTGCCGCGGAACCGGATGCCGCTGTAGCGCTGGCTAGCTGCTGCTGGCTGTTAGCTGCCCCCGCGGATGCACCCGTAACGGCCCCTGCCGCCGCCTGTAGCCGCTGAGCCGCGAGCGCCGCCGCACTACTGGCGGCAGCGGCGCGCTGCTGTGCTGCCTCGGTACGCGCGGCCTCCGTAGCTATCTTCTGTTGTGCGAGCGCCACCTTCTCGGCTGCGACCGAACCCGCATTCTGCGCATTCGTCAAACGTGCCTGAGCGTTGATAAGAGCAGCTTGGGCGTTATCAGCCTTTGCCATGGCTGCGGCCAGACGGTCAACGGCGGTAGAATTGACAGAAGCCAATGCCGCTTTCAGACGGTTGAGGTAGGTTTCACCCTTCTCTGCCGCCTGAGCAATTCCGAGGATCTTCTTCTCAACGGAGGAGTCAACGCCATCGGTGACTACTACGTCAATCCGTTCTTCGGCCACCCGCTCCCCCTACTTCGCTAACCGCGATAGAGCCACCGTAGCAGCTTCGCGGAAGACAATCAAGGCCCTCGGTAAGAACCCTCCAGCGAATTGTGCGCTCGAGCCCCTATCAAGGTCGCCAATGTGCTTTGCCGTGTTCGAGACGTAAATTGGCTCGCCAGGCTTCTTCTGTTGCAGCGCGGCAAGACCTTGAGACAAAGCCTCCTGAGCACTAGCTCCGCGGGTCGATCC